GATTCCCCTACGGGCTGCCACATGTCTTTGTCTGCTTCTCCTGCAAGATACTGAAAAGACTTAATAAACAGGTCATAGCAGCCTTTTGCACTTCGGACCCTGTGTCCATTTGGTACACATTTTGGTACACAATTAGGTACACACGATCTTCTCGTGGGTTCCCCGGCAGTTCTTTCTCTGGCAAATTGCCATCGAGAGGGAATCAATGCCAATCTTCATGCGCAACAAAACCTATATGCTCCGTCGCCGGGTGCCCAAGCGGTATGCCGAGGTCGAGGAGCGTCGGGAAATCAAGATCAGTCTCAAGACGGACAGTCTCGAAGTCGCCAACATCAAAGCCGCCCAGGTCTGGCAACAGCAGATCGGCATGTGGGAGGCGATGGTGCGTGGAGAGACGGATGTTGCCAAGGTGCGCTATGAGGCAGCGCAGGAGCTGGCGGCCGCGGCTGGGATGCAGTTTCTTCACGCTGATGAGGTTGCTCAGCTTCCGCTGAAGGACATCTACGAGCGGTTCACCAAAACCTTGAACACTGAAGGCGAGATGGACCCAAGGCGCACGCGGGCGTTTCTCGGCGCCATCAAGAAGCCCGGCATTCGCATGAGCGAGGCCCTGGAGATCTTCTTTGAACTCACCCGAGAAGAGGATAACAACCGATCCCGCAATCAGCTCAGGGTGCGCCACAACAACTTCAAGCGCGCTTTCAAAGGCTTCATTGAGGTCGCTGGCGACATCGAGCTTCAACACATGTCGGCAGATCACATGCTGGAGCTGCGGGAGTTCTACGGTCAGCGCATTCAGGAGGGGCACATTCTTCCGGGCACCGCGAACAAGGAGATGAAGAACCTCGGGACCGTGCTGCGCAGGGTCAATCAGATGAAACGCCTCGATCTTGATCTGCCGCTTTCAGGCTGGGCCTTCAAAGGCGCGAAAGATGGCGTGCGCAAGCCCTTCTCTACGGAGTGGATCAAGCGCACCTTGATCAAGGGCAATCACCTGTCGGGCCTGAACTCCGAAGCGCGGGCTGTCGTGCATCTGATGATCAACACAGGGGTTCGACCCAGCGAAGCGGGTGCGTTGATTGCGGAAGACATTCACTTGGGCGGGAAAGTCCCCTTCATCGAGATTAAGGCGCGCTCAGAGGGTGAATTTAAGCGGGCTGTGAAGACATCCAGCGCTGAAAGGGTCATACCCCTCACGGGCGTGTCCTTAGACGCTCTGAGGGCGTTCCCACAGGGCTTCCCGCGGTACTTTGATCGCTCGTCTACCGTAAGCGCGACGATCAACAAGTATCTGCGGGAGAATGATCTGATGGAGACGGAGAAGCATTCGCTCTACTGTCTGCGCCATAGCTTCGAAGACCGCATGCTCGAAGCCAGTATCGACGAACGACTAAGGCGTGACTTTCTAGGTCACGCCTTGGGCAGGGAGCGTTATGGCTCGGGTGGGGATTTGGCTTTCCGAAGGGCTCAGCTGGAGCGGGTGGCTTTATAGCGTCATTCCCATGGCTGCTGCCAGCTTTTCGAGAAGGTCTTTGCGCACTGTGACGGTTACCGTCTCTTCATCGGGCGTCTTCGGACTGTCGTCAATCAGTATGCGGGCCACCACCTCGATGTGCACCAGACGCTCAAGGTTGTCTTTGACCTGGGGCGGGATTTCCGCGCGGGCATCCCATGCCGTCGCCTTCGAGACTGCGTTTTCGCTGCCGCAGTCGGGGCAGCTGAACTTGCCATCGCTCATATCAACCCCGCTTCCATCTTGCGGCGGTAGACAAACGCATCGAGCAGATCGAAGGAGTTGCCTGCGGCGCGACGCGCGTCGTTGCCGGGGCCATCTGGCCCAACAGGCATTCGGCAGACCTTCAGCCAAGCCTCTCGCTCTTGCTCCAGCTCCTCAAGCGTCATGCTCTCAATGCCGGCGATATGTAGGTTTCCGCCAATGCGCTCGGCAAAGGTCTCCCAATCTTCGTCGCCTGTCTCCTTGCTGTACTGCATCAGGAAGTCTTCGGGCGCGGTGACATCTTGGTCGTCGTCAGGGACGATCCCCTGCCCTGCCGCCCAGTTTGCGAAGCGCAGGGCCTCGATGATCAGTGATTGTTTCGGGGTCATTTGAATGTCCAGTTGATTGCAATGCTGAATGCAAACCCGCCCAGCAGAACCAGCAACAAGGCGGGGATTAGGTCTTTGAGCCATCCGTGGAGCTCATAGCCGCAGTTGTAGCAGCACCCCTCACCGGGGCTGTATGCGTCGTCATGGCAGCGCGGGCACTCATGGTCCCGCGCGCTCATGCTGACCTCTTCATGCGCAGCTTGGCCCGGGCGCGCTCGATGGCGCTGTCCTTGGGCCGGGTGGCCTCGTATTCCGCAAGTTGCGCGTCCATCTCAGCGAAGACGGGGAGCAGATCATCGTCCTCAAGCGCGTTTTTGGCGATCATGGCGTGCATGTAGCGAAGGGCTGCTACAGAGACGGATTTGAAGGTGTCTTGATCTGACATGGCTTTCTCTTTGGGAGTTAAGGCGCGCGCCCGATTGGGGTGAGGGGAAGGATCGGGCGCGCTGGTCTCGGGCAGGAGAACGAGAGAAAGGGCTGCCCGAGTATGCTTATTATAGCAGGCGCTTACGCAGCCTCTGCTTGCTTATCGACCATCATCGCCATCGCTTTGGTGTCGAGTGCGCGCTCCAGTGTGTCTGTCTCCGACTTGTCTGTGCGGATCTCCACAAAGCGCGGGTGACTGAGCGCGTAATAGTCGTTGTCACGGCCCTTGGTGATGTCGTTGCAGGTCACTGTCATGATCTGTCCGATCAGCTCCTCGCGGCGGCTGTTGAAGTCTTCCAGCTGCGCGTTGTTGAAGCCCGATGTGCGGCCCTTGATCTGCCCGTCATCTGTCTCGAAAGTCATGGCGCCGAAGGTCTTCTCACGCACTGTGCCTGGCGTGCCTTCGTGAAAGCCCGTGATGCGCACATCCACGTCAATCTCCAGCTTGAGCTTGAGCTGGCTCGGGTTCGTGCCATCGCGGAAGATCGCATTGCGCTCTTTGATGATCGTGCCTTCAAGCCCGCGGTTCATCACCTCTGCGGTGAACTTGAGGGCCTCGCTCATGTCGTTGACCTCAATGCACTCGATGGCACGCACAGGGGTCGCGCCAGATGCGCAGGGGTCATGCGTGTGGTCGGGGAACAGCTTCTGTACCACCGTCCAACGGTTTACATAGGGCGTTGTACCCTTCACCTTGTTGATGGCGTTGTTGTATTCCTTGAGCGAGACCACGTCCCAGCAATCGAAGACGACCTTGCAGTCATCGGGGATTTCATTCTTGCGCAGAATGCCGTTGCCCGTGGCACGATCGAGCAGCTTGCCGTCGCGATAGACGGTCAGCTCGCCAAAGAAGGCGGCATCGACGCCTGTTTCGCGCAGCGCCTCTTCGATCTCAGGATAGATGTATTCTTCACCCTGCCGGGAGACGCAGTTAACCTTGCCGTTCTCGACCAGGAACTCACGATAGGTGCCATCTGCCTTCAGCTGCACGAAGGCGCCTTCGGGGTTGAACTTCTTCGCCGTCTTCTCGTTGTAGACGCCGCAGCGCATGTAGATCGGCTTCACGATCAGGCCCTTGAACACCTTGTTGATGTTGCTGCGGCCCATGTTGATGCGCAGATCGCGGTTGATGACCTTCAAGAAGACGCCCTGATCCCAAAGGTCGAGGGCTTCGGCGACGCCTTGCAGGCGCTCAATGGCAGAGTTGCCCGTCACTTCACGGGTCGAAAGCTCCCATTCGAGGATGTCGAGCGCCTCTTCGAGCGTCATCACGCCCTTGGCCTCTTCGACATTGCCGATCGAGCGCAGGGAGACGCCGTATGTGAATGTCGCCTTGTCGTAGGTCATCTTCAACACGCGCTGGAGCAACGTGTTGTCCTTGTGCTTCTTGAGCACGTCCATCTTGTAGTTGGTGCCGTTATTGGCATTCAGCTCGTCGATGATGTCCGAAATTCGGTCAGTCATTGGTGAATCATTCCTCTGTTCATGGTTGGGTTACAACAGGGCCTTCGCCCCCTGCTGGTCTCATGCGCTGGAGAATTTGAGCGATGGACGTGATACGCTGCGGCTCAAATGTCCGCATGATGTCCTGCTCGATCTTCTCCAAATGCGCGTGATCTGTGTAAGGTCGCGTCACCTCTTTCAGGGCGAACTCCTTGCTCACTGTGGTGATCGTCGGGGTGATCCAGGAGTTCGGCCAGAGCCGGCACTTCGACTTAATGGCGCCGGGAATGCATTCGCTGGACGACATCGACACCGCGATGACGAACTCACCTTTGTCCTTCAGCACGATCCACGGGCGCACTTTGCCGCCGATCAGCTTGTGAATGAACACATCTCCGCGTCTGAGCGTCTCGATCTGAATGGGTCCGCGGCATGTCTCAGACATGTCGGGCACGCCAGCGTCTTCGAGCTTGGAAATAGCGTTGTTGAGCATCTCCTCGACTTCGCGCTTGCCGTAATGCTTCTGATCGAGACGCCGCACGCGATCGCGCCAGTTGTTCAGAAATTCCCCGATGCTCATGCCGACTTCCTTTGCTTCATCAGTTTGGCGCGCTCCGCGAGCGACAGTTTCTTGCCCGGGGCCGCGGGCTTCTCTGCCTTGAGCTTTGGCTGCGGGGCGGCTTTGGGCTTTGCCTTCTCAGCTGCAACGGCTTCTGTGACCGCTTTGCTCATGCTGTTCGTCTCGACCTGATCGAGCGCATCAAGGTTGCTCTTGGGCTTCGCTTTACGCTTGGGCGCGGGCTTGCTCGCCTTGGGCTGGGGCTTGGGCGCCGCTGACGCCGCGACCCCTTGCAGCTTCATCAGGTGATCGTTGTAGATCGGCCCCTCGAAGATACCCGCGCGGCGATAGTCGTTCTCATTGGGCAGCGTATGCCGCAGGGCGTAACCCGTGATCTGCGACGGCAGCTTGGCGACCCCCTCCCGAGGGCTGTCCCAATGCGGCTTGCTGCCAGGCTTGCTCCACGGGCCGCCCACGCGAAAGGCATTGCGTACCGGGCACATCCAGCATTGATGCGCGACCGCGCATATCTTCGGCTCGATTTCGCTGTGCTTGCCCTGCATCGCGGCATTATGCCGGCGTTCACAATCCTCCAGCTTCGCTGCGCTCTGTGTCACAGGGCAATCGAATGTATAGTGGTTCGTCACTGCTGACTTCTCCCTCACCACGCGCCGAAACCCTCGTCGTGGGTCACTTTAGGGGCGCTCTTCTTTGCTGTGGGTTTAGAATGCGCTTTGGGTCTTGGTGGGGCAACAGTCTCTTGTGTCCTACCGAGTTTGTGGTGGGCTGTTTTCTCGCTTCTCAAATCATCACTGGCAGTGGGTACGATTTCGCCTTCGATCTGATGAAGTTTAACCTCCATGCTCTCCATCACCTTATTCCATGCCATGCCTTCGCTTGACGCGATCTCCATGTCATCGAGCCAGACTTCCAATGCGAAGTCACAGGTGTAGGACGAGAGCGTTTCTGTCTTTATTACAGGGGATACAGGACGAAGACGGTCGGAATCAGCGAGCGCGAGAGGCTCCATTTCAGTGCGATGCTGTTCGATCCGGAAGTGAACCTCAGCCGAGAGGTTCAGTCTCTTTCTCATTCCCGCCGTGTCGTTCGTGAGCGTCGCTCTTACCGTGTGACTGTCCGTGATGGGCGGGACTGTACCGTACATATCGGTGAGATTACGCTCGATCTGCCTCTTGGCACTCTCAAGCATGCTCTTGACCAGCCCCTCAGCTCTCGGCGGCAGCATTTCCATCATCGTCTTCCCCTCGTCTCTCGAATCATTCGTAGAACACGATAGCAGGTAGATCAATAGTGACTTACTTATACGGGCATTTCAAAGTCAGCGCCAAGCCCCCGCTACCGCTCGCTGAGACCGCCTTCTCATAGGCGCTGATAATCTCGGCAGCCCGCGCTTCGCCGGGGTCTTTGCCCGCAGGCAGCATCGCGACCTTTCCCTTGATCCCTATGCCGCAGAGGGTGCGTGCGGCTTTCACAGCTGCCTTGTAGGCTTTCCTCTCGCCATCCCACATGATCGTCACTTCTTCGAGACCCCTCGCCTTCAGCTCCAGAAAGCGCGACATCTGATCATTGCCATCATCACCCGACGACAGATGCATGCCGAAGCTGCCTAAGATGCCGATCTCTTTGTGCGACTCCAGCGCCTTATGCGCCCCGATCACGTCCATGACGCCCTCGCAGAGCAGCGCCCGCTTCTTTCGCCCAAAGCGATGTCCGTTGTAGAGGAAACGCCCTGTCCCGGGCAGCCTGGGTGGGAAGATGTATTTGCTGTCTGCCTTGCCCGTGATGTCGCGGCCCTGAAAGTTCACCATCGTGCCGTCAAGGTCGTGAATGGGGAAGATCACGCGCTTCTTGAAAGGCATGAAGCCCTCCTCGCCGCCGACTTTGGTGTATTTGTACCACCCATCATGGCAGTAGCGCAGATCGAACCATTCCGCTGTCTCTGCATCGACGCCGCGCTCTGTGAGATAGGGTAGCATGTTGCCCTTGCGGTCGGGCAGCTTGATCGTGCCGCCCGGAAGCTCCCAATCTGTTGCATCATAGGTCTCGACATCGACCCGCTCACGCGCTGCCGGCCGCCAACCCATCTCCATCGCGAGCTTGTTGAGATAAGCGACGGCACTGCCGCCGCCGCTATTCTCGACCACCTGTCGCGTGAACTTGTAGAGATTGAACGTCTCTTGGCATGAGCCGTGAAAGCAGTTGCCCAAGCCGCTGTCGCGGTTGGCATAGACTTTCCAGTCGTCCCCGCCACAGAAAGGGCACTCCTTGATGTTCAGCTGCTCGCCACGACTGCCCGAGCCTGTGCCGTAGTCCATGCCCTCACGCTCAAGCACATCCTCAAGCAGAATGCTCTCCAGAAGATCGTCAATCTCACTCACCGTAAGACCCCTTTGGCTCAAACTTCTTGATGAAGGTGGCGCGCGCCAAGTCTTGATGCACCGTGCGCTCGTAGCCGCCCTCTGCGTTACGCACGGCAGCGAAATAGAGCCGTGCAACCTTGTCGGCCTTTTCTTGATCTGTCGCGTTGATTGAGAACAGGAAGTCAGCGAGACGCACCTTGTTGAAGTCTTCGGCGACGTGATCAGCTTTCGCAGTCTTGGCCTTGTACCCCTCGCGGTTCGTCTGCACCGCTGTGAGCATTGCGATGTCCTCTTCCATCGCGATCTGACGCAGCTCGACGCCGATCTCGCGGCTTTCGGAGATCTTGTCATCCTTGTAGCGGATGGGCGGCTTCATAATGTCCCAATAGTCGATCACGACCATATCGAAGAGCATGCCCTGCGCGCGGTAGCGCTCGATCAATCGCTTGAGGTCACGCGGGGAGAATGAGTTGGTCGCAAAGCGATGCACCTTCATTGTCCCGCGCCCCTCAAGAGCCGCGCGCACCTTCTGTGCCACTTCGTCGATGTGATCATTCAGATCGCGGGTTGGGATGCCTGACAGATACGCCTCTGCCCGATTGGTCGTCACCTCGACGCTGTTTTCGAGCGAGATAAACAGCACGTTGAAACGCGCCTTGATCGCATTCACCGCGAAATTCAATAGCCCGAAGGAGTTGTGACTGATCAGGCCATTTGCCCAAAAGCTGTTGGTCTCAGGTACAGAGATATCCATCGTCTGCGCCTCGCCCTCGACAATCTCCACGATCTCGTCATAGGCATAGCCCTGTCGCAATGTATCGCGCAGCCATGTGACTCCCTCGCCCATCACCCTATCCCCGATGAACTCAGACAGCTGATCGGCGATGACATAGCTCAGGTGCCGTCTTCCAGATTTCACGGCATAGAGCTGTTTGCAGAGCGTCGGTGGCACATCACGTTTCAGCTTAATGCCGGCCGCCATCATCTCCTGCATGATCTTGGTGACTTTTGCAGCGGCATTGGGGATGCGGTCTTGTGCTGTTGCGTCAATACCCGTCAGCCCTTCCTTCAGAGCTTTCGTCTTGCGCGGCTCATAGAGCCCAATCTCCGCAAGCAGTTGCAGATTGTGTTGCCCTGCCACTTCGATGTGCCAGTATTCCCGCATGATACCTGTGCCGTTTGTTGCACACCCGGGCTTGAGCCGCATCTTGCAGACAATGCCGAAGTTGAGCAGTTGCAGATGCACCTGTCGCATCAGCTCCTTCGATGCCATCGTCAGATGATATGAGAGCTTGCCTGACGGGGCTGTGACGACAGACCCTTCCAGACCCATGACAGTCTCCAGAAAGCGCTTCACAACGCCATAGGGAGCGCGCCTGATGCTCTTTGGGATTTCCTTCTGGGCAGAGAGTGTCGCGGGCAGTCCGAGCTTGTCGAGGAAGACTTGCAGCATGCGGTTATAGACACGCGCCTCAAAGGCCCGATCCCCCTTGCTGACCGTCGGCTCAAGCCCAAAGTGTCGGTGCATGAGTTCGCAGTATCGCCGCAGAATGCTTTCGTCCTTCTGCGTAAAGGTGACAAGTGCGTCCTTTATGGCAACATGCCCCTCGGCAACAATCATGCCCAGAAGCTCCGCTAAATCGGGCGTCATCGCAACGGGAAGTTTGATCAGATTGTGCGTTCCCCGCCTTGGGCTGAATTCGATCCAATCGAACGTGGCATTGCGCGCCGGGATCAGATCAACGTGATGTCCAAAACGCAATTCCCCGCGCTGGACAGCCATCGCATCGCCTTTGCGAACATCTTCGAGATTGACCCAATCGAGACCGTTTTTGGTCATAACCATCATGGGGTGATTGAGACTGCCTTCAATCTCATAGCCGCGACGGGTTCTGATCCGGCGGGTCTTTCGCACACCGCTGTTGTAGATGTGGCTTGCACGTTCAGCGCCGTCTTTTCCCAGAATGCCGATGTCGATCGCATCCATTGCGCCTGTTGGCATGTCAGGGGGCAGATAGTCGTCGATACGCACCATCCCGTCTTCGGTGATGATCAGCGTGTCGCCTGTTACGCATTTGCCCATTTTCGCCGGGCCCATGAGGACTGACAGTTCGCCGCGGGTGAAGCCGCCGTCAGCTGTGGCATCGTCAAACTCTCGATAGCCTGATGTCACGGCCCGCTTGCGTGTGCCCGCCGCAATCTCTTTACGCATCTCCGCCCGGGCTTCAATGTCGAGAAAAAGGTCGTGGGCTTCGCTTGCGTCATTGGCGCCCACCATGATCGCCTTGCCCATCTGAGCTTCAATCTGGTCGAAGTCATTCTTCTCCAGATAGCTGCTGGACTTGATCATCGCGTTGTAGATCGCCTGATGTCGGGCGAAGGTTGCGACTTGATCAACCACATAGTCCCGATCGCTAAGATCAGCCCGGAGGATCTTGCCCAGCTCCGTTTTGACATCCGGCAGCATATCTTCGCGAATGATCTTCGATGCGACCGCATCTTTGATCAGCTTCGCAAGCACCACTGTCGAGGGCACGGTCTTGTAGGTGTCATAGTGATTGCTCACCAGACCCACGATCGTGCCATGTGCTGCGTTCTCGAAATAGCCTGGCTCGATCAGGCCACTCGTGCGCACATTGAACATTACGTCCCGCGTGCAGAGAGCCGCCACCTTGAGCTGGAATGCTTCGTCGAAGTCGAATGTCGCCTCTGCTTCGAACTCTTCCACTGTTTCTTCTGTCATGTCTCGCCTTTATTCACTGCTGACTTGTAGTCTGGGCTAAACGATAGCCCGAATTGTCTTGACCATATCGGCCCCGAAGCGTCTGAGCACTTCGCGTTCATTGAGGAAGTCATCCTCGATCATGCGCTTGAGAACATAGGGGCGCTCTGTCTCGCGCCGGTGCTTTGCTTCTGAGCAGAACCACGCAACGCAGTCCTTTTGCGCAGGAGTGCCGGCCCAGTTCTTCATACGGTAGCTGGGATGCTTGGGCAGCGGCATACGGGTGCGGCAGCGCTCTTCAAAGGCCCGCTGAGCGGCAATGACAGACTGCCCGTGGCGCATATGCCCCAAGAGCGGAACCCCGTCAGCGGCAGCGGCCCAGCCCGTGCTGTCCCAATCTTTCGTATAGCCGTGCTTTTGCAAAAGCGCCTCGATCACCGCATCGAAGAACAGCGGGTAAGGCATCTTCATCTGATCAACGATGTGCATGGTGTTGATCAGCAACGCAGTGGAGCCGCTTCTCAAACTGCGCTTGCTATAAGGATTCACGGGGCTTTGGGCCTTTGAGCGCCCGTAGTGATGATGGAAAGCCCGCTCCCGTGCGCGGGCATATTCATGTGCAAAATGCAGAACCCGCATCGCGGGATGGATCATGCGATAGTCGAACCACGTCTGCTGCGTGCGCTCGATGCCGATCTTAATTTGCTCTCTCGTCCAGTATCTTGAAACGTAAACTTCAAGCGACAGGAAGTCCAAAGCGGACCCTTGGAACTCCCCGTAGTGCTTGACCAGGTGCTCAACCCGCGTGTCGATCTCCAGTGATGAACTGCGGCAGATCATGTGCTTCAACTTCTGTTCCCTCTTCAAAGTCGCCATAGGCAAGCAGAATGTCCTTCACGAGCGGATCGCGAACGATGTCTTCATGTGTGAACTGTGCTACCCCTACCCCCTTAATGTATCGGGTGCGCTTTAGACCGTCAATCAGTCCTGACTGACCATTGAGGGCTGGAGCGATTTGCCGAGGGTCGCCGTCGATGATCAGCTTGGCACCCTTCCCGAGCCTTGTGAGGAACATCTTCATCTCGAAGATGGTGCTGTTCTGAGCCTCATCCAAAAGGACGATCGTTGGTTCATCCCAGCTCCTGCCCTGCATAAAACTAAGAGGTACAACTTCGATTATGCTATTACTTGTATAATACTCAAAGCTGCCCGAGCCTAACTCATCCGTGAAGGCAGGGCCGTAAGCAGCGATGTAGGGAGCCATCTTTTCATCGACATCTCCCGGGAGGAAGCCCATCGGTTGCCCTGCTTCTACCGCGGGGCGGGAGAGAACAACCTTCTCGACGGTCTTCTCTTTGAGCATCCGGGCGGCAGTCCGTCCGGCGCAGTATGTCTTGCCAACCCCTGCGGGGCCAAGGCCGAATGTGATCCGGCAGTTCTCGATGCAGTTCAGGTAATGGGCCTGCGCGTCTGTCTGCGGTTTGAGGGGTGGTTTCGCCTTCTTTCGGCGTACAGGCTGATCCTTTCGCGCCAGTTGCTCTGCTTCGATCTTGCGGGCGGTTTCTGCTTCCCGACGACGGCGTGAGGACATGCCATTCTCCTTCAGAACTGATGGCACAATTGTAACTCATTGCTGACTTACTCGCAGCCGAACAATGTGCTTGACAGCAAAAAGGCCGCTTACGCGGCCTTTGGCTTAGATCATGTACTGAATTGCAGGCTTTCGTTTCAGTCTGCCGTAGGCTTGTAGTCGAGGCGCGCCCGCTGCGCTTTGTGACCAGATGTTGTAGTAATACGCCCGGTCTTCTTGCAAGCCAGCCAACTCTTCTTCGGTAAGCTTAATGTACCATTCGCCCTTATCGACATTGAGAATGTTGACCTGCTCATCCGCGCTGTTGAAGGCCAGGATCTTGTTGTCATTCGGCGTGCGGCCGACTGTGATCGTTATCGTCTGCCCCGTGGGGTCGTCGATCACAGTGCCATCGGGGTTTTTGACGGCGATTACAATCTCCAGCATCTCGCCCTTGTGGCTATCTTCGATGTTATACTGCTTGGCCATATCGCCCTCTTATCCACTCCCCGCGGCAGCGGGCTTTCGATTGATGTTCACAGCCTCATGCGGCTGCCCGATGATGTTCGCGACACTGACAGGCTCGCCGTCGAAGATGTTCACTTTGGCCGGCACGCCCAGCATCACATAGGCCCGTTTGTGCAGGGACACGAGGTCGAGCATCAGAGCCCTGAATCTATCCTTCTCAGGCTGCTCTTGGGCGATGAAGCGCGACAGCACGATAACATTGGCGTCTGCGCTTAGATCGTCCTGCGTAGCGCCCTCGACCATCAACGAGGCGGTGATACCCGCCTGCACGAAGCCCTGCGCGCTGTCACCACCCTCTTCGGCCGCTGCGACGGCGGTTTCGATCTCGATCGAAGCCGAACCCTGCGCGCCATCGAGCCCCACTTCTTCTGGAGCTGCGACATTGATGTCGATTGCAATCATTGCCTCGATGTCGGCGATGTCTTTCGAATGCTCCCGGCCCTTGAGGTTTGTCTCTACACCTGTGCTTGCAATGACGCCGATGCCGTCGAGGCCGTATGGCTCTTCGAGCGTGCCTGCATTGCCTGTGACCTCAACCCTTATTGCGGCGCGCGCGGTGTCGGGATCAGGCTTCTCGGTCAGAGCAAATGGGCTAGTTTCGATCGCAACGCCGACACTTCCCGAGGCGGTCTCGTAGCCGTACTCGATCCCTTCAATCTCAGCCTGCACCACAGGCTTGACTGTAATATCGGTCAGGTCTTTGCCGCTTTCGCGCGCTTCAACAGCGGCTTTGACGAGCTGATCAATGTCAGCCGCAAGTGTATCCTTACCCATCTCGACTGCAAGCACGTCACCTGCGATCTCAACAGCAGCGGCACCATCTGCAATGTCAGGGTTCAGACCCTCTGCGACCAGCATCCCGGTGACTTCGCTGCGCACGAGAGCCAGGGCTGTGTCTTTACCCGCCTCTTCCCGCAGATCATGATCTGCACTAACCTCGACGCTTACCGCACCCGTGCCGACATCAGCTCCGCTTTCAAGAACGTCAAACTCGACCTCGCAGACCGAATCCTCAACATCAGCCGTTAGGACGTCAGGGTCATAGGTCTCACTCAGGGTCAGACGAACGCCGGCAACAGCCCCCGCGTGGCCCGAGGCTTTGTCACTGCTATAGTCCTCTTGTGTTGCCAGATCGGACTGAACTTCGATCTCGACAAGGCTTTGCGCCACATCGAACCCGTCTTCGCGCGCCGATACAAGCGTCTCAAGACTGACGCTCAGATCAGCCTCAAAGTCGTCAACGGAGACCTCGCTCAGGTTCATCGCGCCCTTGATCGGCAGCACAGCATCTGCCGCGGCGCTATCGTCGCCCTCACGCTCAACCGCAGTCTGTGTTGCTTCGACTTCAACACGCGCAGTACCGGCGGCAGCATCAACGCCCTGCTCAGTTGAGGCAAGCACCGCCCCTGCTACAGCGCCGACCATTACGTCTGCGCCATCAAGCCCTACTGCTTCCGCAGAGAGCAAATCAAAGGTCACTTCGACCTCCGCAATCCCCGCAGCAGTGTCGGTGCCTGTCTCTGCGGCAAACATCTCCATCAGACCGCTGGTTTGAAGCTGCCCCGTGTAGCTATCCGCGCCCTGATCGCGCAGCTCGGCAATGATGCTGATTTCGGCAGACATCTCGCCCTGCCCGACGTCATCGCCTGTCTCGATTATTGCGAAGTCGGCGGTCGCCCCCGCTCCGATGTCGATCTGAACAGCGTCACCACCTGCGCTCTGCGCCTGCAAGTCGCCCTGCACTTCGATTGCACCGACCAGGCTCGCGATGTCTTTCGCGCCCTCTTGCGTGAGGAGGGTCGAGATGATGTCGATTTCGACGACGCCATCTACATCGTCCTTACCGCTACCCTCCGCGGTGAAGACAGTCGCGACCCGAATGTCTGTGTCGGCATTCGCGCTGTCTTTGGTCAATTCCGTGGTGCTGAGTGTCGTTTCGATCTCGACAGTCGCACTTGCAGCCCAATCGTCTTTGGACGCACTCTCAGACGCGCTGAGCGCCCCGCTGATGCCCGCCGCTGCGTTTGCTGACCCAGTGTCGCCCCCAACGCCCGAAGCGCTCAGAGAAGCGCCCACATTAACCCCAACGGCAAAAGTCAGATCATCCTTGCCTACCTCGCGCACTTGCAGAGTCGCCTCGCCCGACATGCTGGTCGAGATGTTGGCGCTGTCTTTGGCAAGCTCGCGGGTATCGAGGGAGGTTTCGATCTCGACTTCGCCATTCAAGAGCGCGGCATCCCATCCCGTCTCAGCCGGGGCCATCTGCACCGCAGCTTCGATCTCGCCCGAGGCTACTGCACTGTCCTTGCCGATCTCGCGACGGCTGAGGCTACCCGTCACTTCGACGGCGGCACTCATGGACGCAAAGTCAAAACCCCCTTCCCGAACAGAGAAGGAGGTTTCGATCTCAGGAAGATCGCCATCGTCCGCAAGTGGGGCGCCGCTTATGACGAATAAACCCAGCACTGACTTACTTCTTTAGGCCAACAAATCTGCTACGGATAACCATGAGAGTGTATGCAACCTCGCGTTTGAACTTCGGCGCTTTCACAGAGAGGGCGGCTTCATACCACTGACTGTCCGCAAAGGCTCTGCGGTATCCGTTCTCCAGCAACCAATCATGCACAGCAGCCGCCAGCAGGAAATTAGGGTCGTCAGGATCGAGAAACCATGTTGCCCACCATGGTACACTACTTTCGAACGGAAAGCCATTTGGGACTGTCACCCGATGCTCGGTATGTTTGCGCCCCAAGCCCCAATCAATAGGCTTGAGGACTAACCATTCTTCGCCGCTTTTTGTGAACATGTGAAATCAAGCGGCGCTTTCGGTTGCCATAATAGTCTCCTTGCGCCCCGGGGTTAGCACGCCGATAGTCTCAAGGAAATCCAACCCTTCTTGGATTGAAGGGAGATTCAGATCAACGAATGTAAGGCGCGGGTCGTCAAGAACCTCGTACCACAGATCAAGCACCTGCTTAGCCTGGACATCCTCCGGGGCTTCACTCGCACGAATATTAGCGATCTCTACGCGCTCAGAGATGGTGAATGCCATTTTGAACTCCACAGGCGACAGGCGGCGAAGCATCTTTGGCTTCGAAGCCGCGACTTGTCGCCAGACCCTAGAGTCTTTCATCAGTCGTCTAGCGCATGCCAGGGCCTCTGGCTTTGATCGGAAAGGCTCTTGGGTCTCAGGATCATATGCGGCAAGACTGAACTCTCGACTTTCATCATCGGACAGGACATGAACTGAAAGATCGCTTTTCACAGTGATATTAGGCATCTGTTTCAACTCCAACCAGACCGCCGCTATTAGCGGCACTTATCGTATCTCCCGGGAATAGTGATACCGGCACAGTAGCCCCTACACCTAGCTTGATTGTTTTCCTATTCACCTCGAACCACGAGACGGCACTGGTGGAACCGGCAAGGAGATGCCCGGAGAACTTTCGGCCATTTGGTACTTTGTAAATGACAACATAATTGCTTTCAGGCTCATACGCGGAGATGGTTTTGGGATTAGCCCCTCCCGCGGTCGCTGCTGTGCTGTTTAGCATTTTCTTGTTTCCTTATTGTTCAACTTTTATACCAACCATGCGCACGCGCGTGGACGCCAGAAGATCTGGTTCATTAGCGTTGATTTGGCTTTCTGTTTTGGAGGCGACGTTTACCTGGCATGCCGACATGAGGCGACTGCGTGTATTGGCAATCGTTACCTCTCCAAGATCAGCTATTAGTCGCCACACGTTCAAAGTAATATCGTAAGAGTAATACCGAACACGCCCGCTGCTCTCATCGGAGAGGGGGACGAGGAGGCGATTTGGAGAAAGCGGCACGGGAGTGCCGAATTTGAAATCATTCTCAGCAAGCCCCTGGTACTCTTCGGGCGTTGCTGTCTGATCTATGACGATCACCCGTTCGATTGCAGGTGTCAAACTGTCCGTTTGCGCGACATTTATGGCTTTGTAAATAGTGAGGACAGCGTTATTCTTACCCCCAAAGTAAATCACAGATCCTTCGGGTTTACAGCAAAACGCTCCGGCTTCGATGTTATCGTTGACGGTCTCTGGAAATACGAAGGATGTATGACTGAAATCCCCCTGCCTTCCGGGAATGATTAGCTCCCAGCCATAAGAGTTTTCGCGCGAACGATATGCGACATATGGCTCTACGCCTGGGGACAGGGCGAGCTGCGGGTTATAGTTTCCCGCATCCCAAGGTGTACTATCAAACTCTGCGCTCGCCGAAGAGTTCTTCCCGTGTTTCTCTGCATAGCGGATTAGACCGATTTCACCAGCTACATAGTCGGACAGATAAAGATCATCACTATCCACTCTAGCGACGTAGCGATCATTCACCGCTGTGGGATTCTCTGTTCCAGCATACTGTTGACGACCTGATGCCGTGTATTGATACAAGTCTGTATCGTTGTTTCCATCATCCAAAATATGCCAGACCATGCTACCATCAGGTGATGTCACGATCTTGTCGTTTACGCGCGCCGATGTTTGGGCGGCGTCGGAGAAGTTACCCCCGATGTTCTGCGATACAGAGCTTATTTCCTTTGCTTCGCCGTCCACGGAAATGAAACTTCTTTTAACACTGTCGAATGTGCCTGTGTATGATGTAAGGATTATCTCCTCGCAGGTCTGAGGATAACCCCGCGAGGGGTCTGTTACTTTCAAGACACTGTTTGGCGGAATAATTTCAGCCCCCGTTGCGTTCTGCACAGCACCAATGTTGAAGCCATTGACCTCCAATGCGAGAGGGACTGCCGTTTTTCCTTCTGGAGCCGCGTAGACATCCTTGATGACATAGGCCGTATTGGCATCCGTTGTTAAAACGGTATGCTCATTGTCATCGGACATGTTGGTAAAATCCAACGTGCCATTGAAGATTTCCAAGAATGTATCTGCCATGTTTTAGCCTCCAAATGCCATTTGACGGGCGTATGAGCTGCCAACCTTTGACAGACGCTGCTTGAGCGTGTCTGGGGCGACGGCCTTGTTGTTGATTGTTCCTGCATCGACCTCTGCCTGCGAGGCAAAGGGGACAGTTGTGAGGTAGCCAGCAGAGGCGTGATTGCCCCAGCCGTAGGCCGTGTCTGCTTTGGAGCCCTGGCTTGAGCTTGCCTTGCCATTCAGGGCGGTCTGCAAACCATCGACGTTGGCGATCGTGTGATTGTGGCTGTCATCCTTGACCGATGCAGAGATGGTGACGTTGCTAGAGCCGTCGAAGGTTGCAGAGCCAGTCAGATCACCAGACAGGGAGATGGTACGGGCTGTTGTCAGCCTGTCCGCATTGGGGTGGTAGCCATCGTGAAAGACGGTGTTTGGACCTGCCTTAATGGTTCTCCCAAGATGGGTGTTGAAGTCATAGGTGTTGACCGGTCCGGCCGTCACATCACCGCGGTTGAAACGATACCCCCGACCCACTTCTGGGATTTCCCAAACAGCAGCGGGCGCGGCCTGCTGCCGGGTATTCTCCATTGTGATATTGCCGCGAAGGAGGCGGTAGTTAAACACCGCCCCGCCCCAGTCGATCCCCGGACAGCGAACCCAGAGATTGTCGCTGTTGTCTACAAAAACCTCAATGCCCTGTTGTGTGTCACCCCAAACCTGCGTGTGACGCACGGATACGGTACTATTGTTCCAGTGGGAAAAGCGAATATAGCCGTGAGAGCTGTTTGGGTAGTTCACATCATCGCTGACATAATACTCAATAAGGCCATGTCTGCCCGCGTCGGCTTTGGCGATCTTCAAGTACCAGTAATGCGTGGACCCATCATAGCTGTAGGGATTTTGCGACAGCCACGGGTAGTCGATTGAGTTCAGCTCGTCCTGTAAGCCGTCGATGTTTGCAATCGTGTGGTTGTGACTGTCATCAGCGACATTGACATTGATCGAGACGTTCGAAGATCCGTCGAAGGATACGGACCCAGAGGCATCGCCAGAAAGACTGATGGTGCGGGCGCTGGAAAGCTTCGATGCGGATACCGCGTTGGCACTCGCCGCCAGCTTGTCATCAAGGGCAGTTTGCAGCCCGCTGATGTTTGCAATGGTGTGGGAGTGACTGTTGTTCGCGATAGTCACTGGCAAAGTGACGTTGCCCGAGCCGTCAAAGCTGACAGAGCCGCTGGCATCGCCTGACAGGGAAATGGTGCGGGCTGTGGTCAGCTTGTCAGCATTGGGATGATAGCCGGTATGGAAAACCTGCTTACCAAGAACCTGCAATTCCTTATTGAAATAGAAGCTCGGGCGGTCGGTATATACATGGCAGTAAGAGCCGTTCTTTGGACCCAGCTGAATATACCCATGGCTGGTGTCGATCTGAACAGATTCTGCCTGAATGGAGAGATTGTCGATCTCGCTCAGCGGGTGACTATGAGCAGACGGACTAAACGTGCCGGGTTTGCCTGCAATTTGCCCCCAGGAAACAGACTTGAGGTATCCCTCAGTAGCATGGTCGCCCCAGCTATAGGCCGTGTCCCAATTGCTCACATTCAAGTTCGCAGCGGAAATGTCAGCCGGAAAGCTGACGTTGGCATGTTCATCCGTCGAATAGACATTACGACGCCCGGCAGGATACCCGCCCCACCACTGCATGCGGTACAGTGAAATAGCATTTCCCTGCGAGCCCCAGTTAGGCTCAAACACGACTGCCACCTCTTGAAGATGGGTCGTATCAGAGTTCGGGTGCCACGGGATTGTCGGGTGCGACAGGTAAAGATGTCCAGGCCAGGAGCCTACCGCCTTCTCTGAATTGGTGTGCGCCTGCCATGCGGCCGAGTTCTTGTGTTTCTTTTGGATCTTGACCTTTGTGGTATTCCCACTGCCGGACCAGTAGAAATAGACTGCATTCAGGTAAACGTAGTCCTTAGCCTTCATGCGAATACGATAGAACGGAGTGCCGTGCGGAATTACAATGCTCGCGCTACCGTCACCGCCAACCAAGCGGCGCTTGTGCGTTTCACTGTCCGCTGTCTCAGTCCAGCTGACGCCATCGTTGGATGTCTCGATCCAGAACAGGTTCGGGTCGTAGAAGTCGATCTTGTTGTTAAACTGTGCATCGAACAGGGCCATCTCACGCACGCTTGGAGTGCCCAAGTTGCTATGAGGCTCGCCCGGCGTTCTTTCCGCCTCTTTTCCGTCCAGCGCTGTTTGGAGACCATCAATGTTGCCAATGATGTGACTGTGACTGTCATCTTTCACCGATGCGTTGATCGTCACATTGCCCGAACCATCGAAAGATGTGGAGCCAGTGAGATCGCCCCCAAGGGAGATCGTGCGAGCACTGGAAAGCTTCGACGCAGATACCGCATTCGCGCTCGCTGCAAGCTTACTATCCAGCGCCGTCTGAAGACCATCCACATTGGCGATCGTATGGTTATGGCTGTTGTCCTTGACGGTGACGTTCAGGGTCTTGTTCGCGGAGCCGTCAAAGCTCACCGAACCTGTTGCATCACCGGACAGGGAGATTGTGCGCGCCGTCGCAAGCTTGGTCGCTTGATCGGCAGAAGACACGGCGTCATTGATCTGGATATAGGCAGAGCCTGTCCAGCGATAGACATCGCCTTCAGCTTCGTCGATGTAGAGCGTGCCATCCCGGCCCGAGGCGGGGAAGCTTGCGCGGTTGGCATATTCCAGCACGTCATCGACATAGGAGGGCAGCTGGGATGCGGGCACCTTGCCTGTGCCATCCAGCTCTGCGACGCCGTTGAGAGCGCCCTTTTCCGATACGGGAATGGCAGCGTCAGCTTTGGCACCCTGAGCCGCGGTCGCTTTGCCATCGAGGGCGTTTTGCAGCCCGCCGATGTTGGCGATGGTGTGCGTATGGCTGTTGTTTGCAACGGTCGCGGTAATGGTCACATTGCCCGAGCCATCAAAAGACGTCGAGCCAGACACGTCACCGCTCAGTGCGATTGAACGCGGTGTTGTGAGCTTGTCGGCGGATACGGCGGCCGCATTCGCATCAAGCTTGTCGTTCAGGGCGCTTTGCAGACCTGAGACAGTGGAAATCGGTTGCGAACCGGTATGGGTGCTACGATCCCGCAGCTGCGCGTCTGTGGCGTTCTTGGTGGCGTTTGTCGCAATGCCGGCAAGCTTCGTCTTATCGGCATTGGGATACAGACCGTGGCCTGCCTGGGGCTGCACGGCACTGTCGGCTTTGGCGCCCTGTGCGGAGGTCGCTTTGCCATCCAAAGCAGCCTGCAAGCCCGAGACATCGCTGATCGAATGACCGTGGCCGGAGGCTGATTTGCCGTCGATCTGAGTTTGCAGATCGTCAACGTCAGAAGCCCGCAGAGTGACATAGACCCGCGCGTCGCCGCTGAGATTGATCTTGGCGTCGTTGTTTGAGCTTTGCTCAACGATCCGAGTGAGGACTTTGGTGGCGTTGTTGTAGACGCCCTGGCCGATCTCGAACTGATCGCCATCCTCGATTGTGTAGGGAACGACATCGCCGTTCCCTACGCCAGCTGAATCGAAGTCATGATAGCCATCAACAGCGGCCAGCAACGTGACATTGCCGGTCCCTGTCGTGTGGGTTGTCATCATCGCTCGGTTGACGAACTTTACCATGAACTTCTCCTGCGCTCAGGGGCGCGATTAGGCTGCGTGCTGGATCGAAGCGGAGTTCATCGTGACGTCCTGACCGCTGTTGATGTCGGTGTTGTCCACGATGACGTCGGCGCCGGATTCACCGACCGAGAGGCCCGTGATATGCGCGGAACCGCCGGAGCTTTTGATCACAGCCTTGGCTGCGATGCCGGAGTTGGCGGCCGACACGGTGTTGGCGTCGAAGGTCAGGGTCCAGGTGTCCGAAGCGACTGTGCCGCCCGAGGCTGTGAGATCAAAGGTCGCCAGTGCAGTGCCGCCGCTGTCTTGGATTTCGAGGGTGCCGTTAGCGAAGTAGTCGCGGGTGGCAGTGATGCGTGCCGTCTTCACGGCGACGTTGTAGTTTACGGGCATGGAACATTCCTCTGCTGTGTTGGGAGTAGCTACGCGGTCATTCTACCACATAGTCAGTCAGTAGTGAATAATGAACGCCTAGCCGAAAGAGGCGATGTGGCGGTCGATCTCACCGCGCTCATTGTGGATGACGACTGACTTTGCAACCTGCCGCCCCCAGTAGCCAAAACCGTGGGCTGCCGCGTCCACCGGTGCGAGGTTGCGATGGCTCTCGCAGAGCATGCCGCCGACCTCTTTAGCGGTGTCGTGATGCACATGGCCCGTATCGAGATAGCGCCAATAGGTCTTGCCCCAATCAGGGGCGTATTGATCGGAAATCTGATTGACGAGGCGCTGAAAGGTGGTGCTGTCGCCATGATGATAGGCGTTCATGCAGCGCCCGAAGGTGTCGACGATGAGCTTACCCTCTGTCATCTCGACGGTGACACGCGGGTTGTCGCGGTAGTGCATCATAATGGCGATCGTCAGCCAGAAGAACTGATCGACATCGTGGTTGCCGGGCACGCCGCGGTAGATGACATGCTCGTGCTTGCTCAGAACAGTCTCGATCATCTGGATCATGGCAATCGTCACGCGCAGAGCGATCTGCGGGAACGACTGCTTCACCATGTCGAGGATATGTCCTGAGTGAAAGGTCTTCTTCTTGCTGTCGTTGGCATGGAACATGTCGCCCAGATTGGCGATGACCGCCGTTTGGGTCGGGGCTGTCTGCTGCACCAAGCGCTGCGTTGCATCGACCAGACGATGCTCCGCTAGATCGAGATCATATTCACCCCCGGAGACCGCCATGTTCGCCGCCATCCCGCCGTGCAGGTCAGCGACTAAATAGCGCGCTTGAACGCTGTCAGGGGCATCTGGGGTGTGGGTACTAGGGCGGGCAGCTGGAAGCGCCCCTAGCGCCCGTTTTAGACGCTCAACGTATTCATCCAGCGCATTATCTTCATCGGGCTCGTTGGGCGTGTCGAAACGCAGCGATGCGTCCTTGCTTTTAAGCCAACCGCCCTTGAGCTTGATCATGTCGAGAATGCCGAGGTTCTCGGCGGCTTCGAGAATGCCGGGGCTCTCCTGGAGCTCGATGCGTTTGCGCTGGTTGCGGTATCGACTGCGGGCAGCCTCAGCTGAAAGACCCGTGCGCTCGCCGATCTCGCCCCAGCTCAGCCCTTCGGTGTCTTTCAGACGGACGATCTGCTCATTCTTGTCGGTCATTTGATCTGCTCCAAGCATTCGCGATCCCAGGTCAGGTTCGTCTTGATGTCTTTGGAGAGGTTCTCGGGCCAGCGCGTTGCGCGAATATCCCATTCTTCTCGGGTGAAACGCCGGGCTTCTTCGACATCGCAGAAGAGCGGCCCTTGATAGGCAGGTTCAATGTTGGGATTCGGGCAGGAACCAGCCATCAGGAGGATTGAAAACGCTGGGATCAGTAACAGTCGCGTCACTTTGCTTGTCCTTTATAATGCTGGAGACACGCGCATCGCACGAGAGGCTTTTGGTCTTCTCGAACTGAAGTGACGATTTCAGGTCGTCATTCTCATGTCTCAGGAGGGTATTCTGGACGCCGAGGCCCGCGATCACTGCGACCGCGGCGCCAAGAATGTAGGGAAGAAAGGGTTTAAGGATCATCCGACGTGACGCCCTTCGACGGCGTCCTCATAACGGTAGTCCTTAATTGCCCGCAGGATGCGCTTGCCGTAGCGCGCCGCGACGATCACAGCGAGCACGACGATGATCGCCAGCCAGTATTCGGTTAGCAGGCGTTGCGCGATTTCCAGCGCGCCTTCGGCTTGCTGGGCGCCCTTGGCGATCTCGACAGCGGCAGTGACAGACAGACCCGTGCCCAAGGCGCCCTCGGTCGCTGTGAGGGCCTTCTCACCCTTGTCAGCGGCCTTGTAAGTGCGCGATGTCTTCTTGAGCTCCTCGGGTGTCACTTCACGCTCAGGCATAAACTCCGCGCTCTCGAAAGCAGCCCATGTCGAAGGACCGACGATGCCGTCGGTGATCAGACCTTCATTAGCCTGGAACGCGAGAACTGCGGCGCGGGTGCGCTTTCCGAAGATGCCGTCGATCTTGCCATGATGGTAGCCCATATAGGCGAGGTCTTCTTGCAGCTCCCGCACAGCGGCGACAGGATTGTGGCGGCCGATCTTGAGGATTGGGCGTTGTTCATGGCGCGTCACGGCGTCATCCCCAAGGATCTGGCGCACGCGGTCGCGCAGGTAGTCACCGACAGCGATGGCGCCGACGATCTCGGGCTTGAACGACAGGCGGGTAATGTCCCACTTTCCGCGCTGCTTGACGCCCAAGGTCGGCTCGACTTCGGCGTGGGTCAGAACAGTCTCGCGGGTGACAGGGATCGAGTAGGTGCGACACAGGTCAGCAATCAGAATGCAAAAGGCATTGAACTGCTTTTCAGTCAGTGGCGACGGGCCGGAGTCGAAGGGGTGCTCTTTTGCCCCGCGCATGCCGCACATGGCAACGCCGATTGAGCCGGTGTTCAGATTGCGGGTATGCGCAGCATAGTCGCCATCGGATGTGACGATGTTATCAGCAATCTTCTCAGTGCCGGCAACGATGGTCCCGTCATATTCGACAAGACGGTGATAGTGCTCCATGTCGAGCGCAGAGGCGCGACTGCCCCCGGCTGTCCAGTGAGCGATGATACGATGTATGCTCATGGTCTCTCCAATGTGGTGAAATAGACGGGGACGGTGTTTTCGAAGATCACTTCGTCGCCGCAGGTGTATTCGAGCTGCAAAGCGACCGAATTGCGCCCGGCCCCTACGGTTCGAGGCGGGGAGAAGATCAGCTCGCGCTTGACGACCTTCGTGCCAAGCTGCTGGCGTGGAGCGCGCTTGTCGCCGGGGTAAGTGACGCCGTTCTCGTCGGTGAACAGCGGCACGATGGAATGCGACACACAGCCTGCGCCGATCTCAGTGCGACCGATGAAGAGGACGAGCTTGATGTCCTGACCCACATAGACGGGTTCCACGACATAGCTCATGTCCTTGGGCTGGTTCGTTATACGATTGGCGCCCGTGACCTCATCCATGCGGTTGACGATCTGCTCTAAGACGATGGGTGAGTTCCAGATTGCCTTCGTGCGATCCACCACAGGGCCAAGCAGCCCTGAGAGCGCCAGCCCCGCTGCTGCCAGGATCGCCAAGATCAGCGTATCCGTGGCTTTTGTCATGAAGCGCTTGACGACCCAGTAAAGCGGGCCGGCGTGCTCCTCTGTCTTGCCGTCCTTTGTCATGTGTATCTCCAGCTCACATATGACGGCACAATATCAGTCACCGCTGACTGATATTGTAACACAGATTTATCCACACATGTAGATGCAGGCGATCTGTTTTACCTCATTCGCATGTGAGAAGACCACGTCTTCGCGGGCTTTCGCCACCGTGCGGCTGCGAATGATGTCATCGTCCTGTCGCATGCCCTTGCCGGGCATGGTCGAAGTGACGATTAGATCGCCCTTTTGAATGTCACCATTCCGCCCGCAGACGTTGATGCAGCCCTCCCCGACGGAGTTGGTCATTACCAAGTCATAGTCGCTCTCATAGTCTGCAACGTCTTGGCGGGTCTGTACCGGCTCAGCGGGCTGCTCCGGCGTTGGTTCAAAGTCAGGGTCGGGCTCAGATTGAACGATGAAGGCGGCCGGAATGAACCATTCGTCATAAACCTGCGACAGCACGCCTACAGCATTTGGCATGTTTGCCTGTGTGGAGACCTCAACTTCCGTGAAGGCATCCGATAGGCTCTTTGCCACAAGCTGAGCGTCAACAACAATGTCGCCCAGCTCATAGACTGCCGACTTGGACATCATTGCTTCGTGTCTGCCAGTGAAGGGGCTAAACCCGCCGCCTGCGCTATCGCGAAAACCCCCGGTGATGGATTCAAAAGCATGACCCGTAGACACGCCCACCTTACCTTCACCGCCACCGTTTTGCTGACCCACAAAGGCACAGTAGGAGCCGTAAGGACCGGAGCCGTTCGTGTTGTTGATGGCCTGGACGGTAAAGCCGCCGGAGCTTGAAATCTGCGCAGCACCCCCGCCCCATGCGGTGTTCCTGCCGTAAAGGGCATAGACATTAGTATTGTTTTGATAGGCGTAGAAAGCGTTTCTCTTGCCCGACACATTGGCTTGAATGCCGACGCCGCCAGAAAGGGTCGAGATGCTACCTGCGGTGACGGCCCCGAGATCAGCCTTGATTGCGGCTAGATTATCAACAGCGATGTTGTAAGCCGAGACAGCCCCTGCGGAGATTTTACCCGCGATTACAGAGTTGGTGGCAAGCTTGCTTGATGTGATGGCACCGGAGCTGATCTTACTCGCGCTGATCGAATAGCTGGCGATCTTATTGGTGCTGATCTGATAGTTGCCAATATGCGTTCCGGTGATGCTGCCGGGCTCAATGACCGTCTCAGCTGCAACCGCGGCCCAGCCTGCCCCGTCCTTCTTGTAAAGCTTTCCGTCGGTTGTCAGGTAAACGAAGTCATCATCGCCATATTCAGAAGCGTCAGGCAGCGAGCTTACCACGTCGATGCGCGCAGCACCGATCTCCTCGCGCATATTCGCCACGACATCCTCGGCCTTGATGAAGTCGGTTGTGGCATCTGACGGCCATGTGGATGGCGCGCTTTCGTTGTCACTCCAGTCAACAGCTGTAATCCAGTAGTAATAGGTCGTGTTGTGTGGCAACCCCGTGTCATCAAAAGTGGTGGCGGGGGCAGGAACTGTGGCAATCATTTCCGCCATTGCGAAATCGTCCGCATGGTGGCGGTAGATGCGATAGCCCGCTAAGTCTAAGATCGGGGTGCCGTCTTCGTTCTCGGTGACGGCAACCCAATCGAGTTTAACCATCTGAAAATATCCAACCGCAGTTAGATTGTGGGGCGTTTTAGGCGCGATTGAGTCCTTACCCACAGTCATCGGCAGCGAAGGCGTCGAGACATTGCCCGAGCCGTCCATCACTGTGATCCAATAGGTCTTCTCCTCAAAGCCCAGTTCCTTTGGCAGAGTGAAGGTGTTGGCTGAGAACTCTGCCTCTTTGGATGATGTCTCATAACCCGCGCCGACAGCTGCACTCCAAATCTGATAGGCTTGGAACGTCGGGTCGCCGAACATGAGCTGCGAGTCATAGGGCGGGCTGGATCGATCCACGTCCTTCGGCTCGGAGAAGGTGATCGAGCGCAGATCGGGTTTTGCCGTCCAATCGAGAGGTGCCTCTGGCACCCCGTCAAAGCCGACGATGTCCAGCTCGACGACAGGCGCTGTGCTAACAGGCAGCATACCCAAGGCGGTACGGGCGACGACCCGAACTGTGACATAATCGCCACGGACAACGGGAATGCGTGCGCTGGTGTCCGATGTCTCGCCGTGCTCGCGCCAAGGGCCATCGTCGATCTTGTACTGCACCATAGCTGCGAGATACTTGTCGTCCCCAGGCTGCCATGCGACCTGAACTTCGATGAAGCGCGCGCCGCCCTCTCCGATCTTCGAGGATTCCGCAGCCGTCAGGTTGATGACATGCGCGCCAAACTCAGTGCCGGGGTTTTCAATCCCGGTGTGGATGTCGTCATCGTCATAGACTTCCGGCACATACTCGACTGCCGTGAGTGCGATCTTCTCCGCGCCTTCGCGCGACATCTCAGTGATGCGGAACTCGCGATTCTGCTTCGAGCTGGCGCCGAAGATGAAGGTCGAAAAGTCTGTCGGTGGTCCGTCTTGTGCGGCCGTTGCCAGTGTGATCGTGTCATACGACCCCGTGCCGGGGTTGTTGACGGCGATTTCATCCAAGACATCTGTCGACCAAATCTCAACAGAGCCCGAAAGCGCCGGTGCATCCTTCAGAATGAGGTCAGTCGTGCTGCTGCCGGGAATGACCCGAAGGATTGCGTAATCCTTAGTGCCCTTCTTCAGACGCCGCACACTGCCGTCTTCAGGCAAGACACCCGAGACAGTGACCATCGAGCCTGTCTGAGATGTGATGCTGGTCGATGCAATGCGGCGTTTATCGCGGTGCAGCAGGACGGAGTAACTCATTCCTGACTGCATCTCGACCTCACGGTCAAGCTTGAGCGTTGTTGCTGTGGATCCCGGGCGCACAAGACCGCCCGCTTTCCAGTCGAACATGTCGGTCTGCAAGATCACCACATCGCCCACGGTGCAGCTGATGGCATGCAACGGAGACACCCAGCTCGCCGTGCGGGTGATCAGGCGGTTGTAGTTCATGCGGAAGTTGGCTTCGCGCTGCGCCCGGGACCGCGACGTGATGCCTTTCACTTGGATCGAGCTTGAACGCAACTCCTCGCCGCGCGCCAGTGCAACGTCATTGACCGCGCGCACTGTGGCGCTCTGATAGTCATTCTCCTCGTCATAGTAGGTGACGGAGAGATCGTTCACCCGCTCGGTGAACGGCAGATACTGCATCTCAAGGCTGTTCTTCTCGATCAGCGTCGAGTTGAACATCATCACAGGCGCGGAGGGACTGTCGGTGATGACAGAAAGTTTGGCGCCCTGCGTGACCCGCTGCGCGCGGCCCGCGATGAAGCAGTGCTTGAGCTGCTCGTCGATATTGCCAATATCGCTGAACAGGATGTTGCAGGTGAAGTTGTTCTCTTCGCAGTATTCGCGCCACTCCGAGAATGCCACGAAGTCGATCCGCTGAGGCTCGATCTTCCCGCCCCATCGACGGTTCATATAGGCGTGCAGCGCGACATCGGCGGGGTTGTTCGAATAGGTGTTATCGACCACGTTTCCTTCATGGTCGTAGATGGGCATAATCATGCCCTCGGCAACGCCCGTGAATGTAGGAATGGCGCTCAGCTGTCCGGACAGCTTGATCTTGTACCCCGCCCATGCGGAGTGGATCAGCGATACGGGGTCGGTAATGATCTCGCCGACATCCACAAGCACGGCCTTGTCACGCTTGTTGCTCTCACCCACAATCTCGGGCGCACCGCGGCGGAAGCGGATTTCATACCGCGCTTCGGGCAGCTGGTCGGAGATGAAGCTGTAGCGCAGGGGCGTGGTGCTGACTTCATTGATAGTAACGACAGGCGAGCCGCCTGTTACACCCTCGCCTTTCAACTCGACCCGACTGACAGTGATCGTTGCAGGGAAGTCGCCGGTGGCGTGATTGACAACGCGGAACTCAACAGTGTCATTGCTGAAGCCGTCAATCGTGGCGACGATCTCAGCTGCATCACCGCTGGTCGTATTACCATTCCTCGGCCCGCGCGTGTAGCGCTCGTGCTCCGTCCATGCGCCGCCATTGACCCTGTACTCCAGACTGTAATCCGGATCGGGCGAGACGACCCTGTGCACCTCCTTATCGCCCCTACCCACATAGTCGGTCTGGATGGCTGGGACGTACTTCACATGAACGCGGAACTTATCGCCCGTGCCCGATGTGCCGCCCGTGTCCGTCCAAGCGTGCTGACTGCTGATGCCATGCCAGGGGTCAGACGACCCCAGCCTACGGCATTCCATGATCAGATCGACCGCCAAGGGGTTCTCGCGGCCTTTATTGTCCGTGAAGATCAGCCCCAGCGGGAAAGCGACATCGAGGCGGATTTTATCAACCTCACCGACGGTCTCGTAGGTCTGGAAGTTCTCGGTGAAATCCCGCGATTGGTTGTAAAGCGTGATGGTGCGATCGAACCACTCTGAGGGCTGTTGATCGCTGCCGCCGTGGCGGAAGTCTGTCTCAACGTCTTCGAAGGAGCTGATCGGCTGCCCGTTGAAATGGAAGTCACCAAGACTGTTGATCGGGCCTTCCGACACGAGGGTTCGAGCATAGAGAAACTGAATCGCCTGACCATTACTGTCAGTGCTGTTCTCGGTGTACATGTCGATGATGTTGCCGCCGAACCCGTGCCGGCCGAAGATCACAGGGACGGGCAGCCCTTCCTGCGAAGTGTTCTTCGGCCCGTCGATGCCGTAAGTCTGCGCGTCTTCATTGGTCGCCTGGTCGGGGCGCGGCAGAAAGGCGTTGATCAACAAACCGCCGGCAATCGAGACACCCGCCCCGATCATGCTTGCAGCCAGCGCTGAGCCACCGAAGTAATTCCCTGCCAATGCCGTGCCGATCGCAGGGGCTGCGAAGCTCAACGCGATGGTGGCGACAAGCATCAGGATTTGCTTGCCGTCACTGTCGCCGCCGTGCGGCACCGGTGCCACTGTGATGTGCGACCCCTTCTGCGGGAATGTCAGGGCATGCCCCTCCTCGGGAATGAACGTGCTGTCGAGCGCCACCTCCCAAGTATGCTCCTCGGGCAGCCCGTCGATGTAATGCGACAGAGCCTTTCCAGGCTGATACTCCAGCTCGACGGTCTGGCGGTTCTCCAGATCGAGCGGGTCATAGATGATGGTCGCGAGGACGAAGTTGCTATCAGCCGACATAGAGATACGAGCCTATGATTTGGTTTTTGAAAGTCTGCGCCCGCACGATGACTGCGTTCACATTCGAAAGAGTGTGGATCATGCGTGTGGGCGTCAGAGCGAAGCCCACATGCGATCCGAAGCCCCTGACCCTCAGCATGACGAGCGAACCCGCTTGCATGCGTTCTACGGGCTTCCAGACGGGCGATTGAGCAGCCCGCCGCATTTCTTTGTCATTGCTCAGCGGACTTGGGGTGGAGGGATAGTCGGGAAGCTCGACCCCATGCCAGCGCTGGTAGCACTCCTTGACGAGACCCCAGCAGTCATAGCTGTCCGGGCCGCGCCCATGGTACTCGAAGGGTTTGCCAATGAGGTCAGTGGTGTCGATCATGTGCGGTTCCTGATGCCGGGGAACCCGCCGAACCGCAGGGTGTTGTTGTGCGCTGCGCAGCCGTTGTCGCCCTGCAAGGTGTAATCACAAGTCGCAAGCGCGCCATCGTAGCCGCATTCCTTGCTCTTATAGGCCCACTGGCAGCGATCACGCCACTGCATGCGCGCCGGGAAGCGCATTGACAGCGGGTTGCGTGCGCCAAGCCGAAAGTCGATCTGATAGCCCGAGATGGACGTGCCCATCACATAGACCAGTTCCTCGACTTCGGGGGCGCGGGTCATGTCGTCTGTGGCGATCATCATCAGCCGAACGACCCATCCCGTGCCGCCGCTGTACTGGTCGATTTTACGAATGACCTCGCGCGTCGGGTCACGAAAGCCGATCGAGATGTCCGGCACACCCTCGGCGGATTCCGAGATGTTGAAGTCGAAGTGAGACTTCACATAGGTGTTGCCGCGATAGCTGATGTCCTCATTGTTGCGGGCGAAATACAGGGTTTCGTCCAGATTGCCGGTGGTCTCGTCGATGACATCGACCTCAGCCATGACAATGAATGCCACGTCAGAGGCGACGCGGTTCTTCTCAACAACGGTAGCAAGGGAGAGTGGACGGGGCATTAGACCTCCTGAAGGACGATGCCGGAAATGTCCCAATAGGGCGCATTCCGGTAGCCGCGGTATTTGAATTGAGGGATGGAGCCCTTCTTGAAGCGAACGGTCAGAGACGCTTTCGAGACGGGGTCGACAAAGCCTGAGATGAAGGACGACCCGCCCTTCGCGTTCAGCCAGAGATCCTCGATCTGCTTCTTCACGGCGTCAGTGACGAAGGTGAAGCCGATCGTATGCTCCCGCGATGCGGGCCGCGTATAGCGCGGGCGGGTGATCTGAAAGTCATCCTCGGACCCGAAAGCAATTGCGGGATCGCCTGCGAATGAGACGCTGTATTTGGCGCTGTCGTGATCATTGATCACCGAAGGGGCTGCGACGGTCATTTAAGAACCTCTTTCAGGCTTTCACGGAACTTGCCCGGGCGGCCCGAGGCCGAGAGCACGACATCGAGGATCATGCCCTCAGCATCCATGCGGGTGTTGGCCTCGGAGGATTCAACCGGCGTTCCAGTTTCGTTGATGATATTGACCCGCGGGGCGGCTGTGGATTGGTTCGACATGCCCTTGCCGATCGCCTTCATCTGCTCTTCGGTGAAGACGCCCTCGCCCTTCTTGGCGATGATCGGCACTTCATCCCCGACAATGCCGCCTGTGTGGAAGCGCGGGGCGCCAGCAAAGAGCGATGCATCGACGGAGCGAGACATACCCATGCCGCCCACCATGCCGCCTGTGTGCTTGACGGCTGCGGCTGCCTTGCCTGCACCGCCGCCCATACCGCCGATCCAACCGCTGACAAGGTCACTACCCCAGTCGTAGAGACCGCTCATGGCAGCGTTGATCGAAATCTCCAGCATGCTGTTGATCGCAGAGCGGGTTAGGCTGGCAAAATCCGCCTCGCCCTCAGTGACCATGTTGGCGATTTCCTTGGAGATGTTGCCGAAGGTGTCGGCTGCATTCTGCTCCAGATCGTCAAAGAGGTCTTTCCACTCATTTGCGAACTCGCCCATTGGCGACTTGGATTTCAGCTCCTCCTGAAGACCTTTGAGCTGTGCCTGAATGATACGCTCCCACTCGACGCGCCACAGGCCCATCTCGATGAGCTTCTCCTTCATGTCGGCGATGCGCTGGACTTCCTCGTCGTAGATGTCGTTGCGCGCCTCGCGCTCACCCATTAAGGCGCGCTCGATGTCGCGGGTCGCTTCTTTCATCTCGATCAGCTCTTCGGTGACGGCATTGGTTGCCATCTGATCGAAGAGCGCCTTCATCTCAGTCGTCCACTTGCCGCCCGACATGTCTTTGGCGAGCTTGTCGATCTTCTCCCGAGCCTTGTCGATGGCAGAGGGCAGCTGATAGGAGAAAGGATCAGCAAGCGTCTCGCCGAGCCTCTCAGCCTCGCGATTGGTCTTCTCGATCAGCTCCTTGAGCTTTTCGGTCGCGCGCTGCCCTTTGGACTTGCCGCCGCTCTTTTTGCCCGACGATCCAGATCCAGATACAGGCACAATGCCGGTCTCGATGCCTCTGAGATAAGCGTCTTTGTCCGAGCCGAGCTTGGCGAGGATTTCCATGACCTTCTCGCCCATCTGATGCGCGGCGATAGCGCCCATCATGCCCTGCGCAGCCATCGCTTCCTGCGCGGCTGCAACGAGAACAACCAGATTGTGCGACTGATCGGCATAGAACTTGTTGACGATCTCTGTGGCTTGAGCGAACCGCTGCTCTTGCGACAGAGCTGTGTCGTCGAGAATTGCCGAGACCTCCTCGCGCATAGACATGACCGAAGTGCCAAGGCCGGCTTCGAAGTCGTCAACGACCTCAAGACCCTCTTGCAGCATGGCGTCGATCTTCTTGGGCATCGTTTCATCCAACGCCGCGCTTAGGTCGACATCGACATTCGCAAGCTTCTGCATCTCCTCTTCAAGTTGAATGACCCGTTCAGCGGTATCCCGAAGAGCCTTGTTCGAGCTGGTCGACATGATGCTGATGGCGTCTGAGCCTGCCAGGACGGCATTGCCAAACTCATCGAGCGCCGGCTTCATGTTTTGACGCAGTTCAGCCTCCGATGTCCCGTAGGCGTCGGTGGTGGCTTTGATGGATGATTTCAGAATGTCATATGCCGACTGCAAGGATGTGATTTGTGTTTCCAGATTGGAGACAGCAATGCCCGCATTGGCCGCAGCGAGGTTGGCGTCGTATTTCTCGTCCGCGCTCCCATCTACGCTCAGCATCTGCACATCGTTCAAGGCAGCGCGCTGCTCTGCTTTCTTCTGCTCTAACTGCGCCTGAAGCTCGTCGAGGTGACGTTTCGCCGCCAATGCCTCGTTCAGGGTTTTTTCGAACTGTTCAAAGGTAAACAGCGCCTCTCCGCGGGCTTTCAGATCGTTCTCCGCGAAGTCGCTGTGTTCGATGATGCCTCTAAGAAGCTCATCCCGCTCTTTCTTCAGCCCTTCAAGCTTAGCCGTCCCTTCCTCATGCGCCTCGACCAGCATGTCATATTCATCTGCCGTGAACTCAGCGCCATTGCGCAGGCGCTCCTCAAAGAGCTTCCGATCAAGCTCCTCGGAAGTCAGGCCCATCGACGCCGCGGTGATCTGCTTGACGATGCGGGCGAACTCCTTGCCCGCGAAGCCGATCAGGCTGATCACGTCGATCAGGCTAGTGCGAAGGTAGTAGACGAAGTTGTTCGGGTTCAGCGAAGCCCTGTTAACCAGCGTAAAGAATGCTTTTGCATTAGAGTAGATCGTGGAGAAGCTCTGAATCAGCCCGGTGATCTTCGTCATCACGTTAGCCATCATGTCACCGATGGCTGTCGCCATTTCCTCGATGGCTTCGGTGCCCAGCATGTCCGTGACAGCGCTCACGCCGTCCTTCTGCGCCGCAAAGAAGCTACTAATGCCATCGTTCTTGGCGACCAGCTCTGTCCATGTCGATTTCAGCTTGGCGACGCGACCGTTGTAGGTCTCCATCATCATTTTGGCCTTGCCGCCGTAGACGGCCTGCATCCCATTGAACATCGCTTCAAGGGCGGGCTTTGCAGCAACCGTACCCTTAGAGATTTGATCGACCAACTCGCCGTAGCTGACACCCATAGACTGAGCCATGATGGTGATCGCCTGGGGAACCGCCTCGCCGAGCTGCTGGCGCAATTCTTCCATGGAAATCACACCCTTACCAGCCATCTGCTGAATGGCGATGGATGCGCGATGGAAGGTTTCGTCAGTGCCACCGAAGGCTGCGACAGCATCGGTCAGCGCCTGCATGGACCCGTCAAGCGGGTCGAGCCCTACGGACTTGAACTTCACGAAGCTGTCCGAAAGGGTGTTCATCGAGAAAGGCGCGTTTCGTGCCGCTTCGAAAAGAGCGTCCACGTTGTCAGCGGCCTCCTTCACGCGCCCTGCGGCTGTGTCAGCCTTGGACATGCCTTCCATGAGCTTTGTCAGGCGCTCGACTTCGGCACTGGTCTTCACGAGAGACTGTGACCACGCACCGGTGACATACCAGAGCTGATGCAGGACGTTGCGCGCCTGACCAATGATGATCGACCAGTCACGCACCGTTGCTGTGGCGCCGCGCATCGAGTGAGACATCTTCTTCACTCGACGGTCGATGTTATCGACCGACTTGGCGAACCTGCGGCTTTCCGCGGCAGCCTTGCGGATTTTCACGGTGAAGTTCTTGTCATCAAGATCCATCACCACTTCAATGTCTTCGACGACTGCCATCTTACGCTCCTACCGCAGCCTCTTCATGAGGCCGCGCAACTGCTCCATCCCTTCCGGCTCTGGAGCTTCCTCAAGGACGAAATCGCCCACTTCTCGTTGCAGGCCCTCGGCGGCCTTTTTGTACCCCTCAGCGCTCTGTGCCGCGGCAAAGGCGTTCATCATGCGAAGGGAGTTGTCGGCACTGATCCGGGGTATGTTGCGCGACAGCATCCAGAAGGTTCTGAGAGGCAGCTGGCGGGCGTCCTGGTAGCTCAGGCCGTAGTGGTGAAGGACTCGCGAGAAGAGCAGACCGAAGTCGATCTTGGTGATCCCGGAGCCCGTTATGCGTTTCCCGACTCGTCCTCGGCATCCTTGGTAACTTCGGCTTGAATGAAGTCGCGGATGGCGGTGATGCGCGGGGTTGAAAGACCCCTGATGACCTCTTCGGGCATGTCGGGGAATGCTTGGCGAATGCCGTCCAGCATGACGGTCAGCATAAGCTCGGTGTGTTTCAGGTCGCGTTCCTGATCGTTGAGACCTTCTTCTTCGGCGATCTCATTGGACCGGCGCTTCACGTCTTTCATGCGCGCCATGTCTTTGGCGAAGTCTTCGATGGTAGGCTCTTTGAAAGAATACTCTTTGCCGTCGATCTTGACCGTCTTCTTGACGGTGGGAACGGCATCATCGAGATCGAGGTAGTGAACGTCGGACATGTTGGGGAACCTTGTGAGTGTCAGTGGTGACTTCATCTTAGTGTAAGTCACCACTGACTTCAATCTTAGGCCGTAGCTGTCTCGTCACCGAAGATGAAGAGAACGCGCGTGGTCGGGTCGGGATAGCCCTTCCATTCGCAATTGAACACGCGCTCGGAGTTCAGCTCGTAGGCGAACTCGATCTGACCAGGCGTCGAGGCGTAGGGGATGACAAAGTCTTCCGACTTGTCAGTCTCAGCAAGCGCCTGCGGGTGCAGGGTCAGCTTGTCGGAGATCGACAGCAAGTCAGTGGAGACCGCATCGACAACTTCGACCTTCTTGCTGGCACCGGTGCCGATCAGAGTGGCGCCAGGCATAACCTGCACGAGGTTTTCGAGCGTGGTCTCGGCAAGAGGTGTGCTCACGGTGACGGTACGACCCGTGATGATTTCAGAGATTGCGGTGTCGCCAAATTGGTCGACGGTGACGGAGTAAGTCTCGGTGGTCACAGAGACGGACACGCCGCCTTTGGTGAAGCCGAGATTGGTGCCGCCAAAGTCAACGGTGCAGACACCGACCTTGACGTTCTGTGTGGAGCTGGGCATCGAATGATCCTTTCAGTAAGTCGGTGAACGGGCACAACTGGCGCAAGTATACCACAGTCAGTATTGACTTACCAATAGGGCTAAGGCAGGATCACAGGTCGAGCTTAACTCGATGTCGCTCATCCATCAGCTGATGCAGGATATGTCTCAAGCGGGCCATGCGCTTCACATCATTGGCCGCAAGGGCAAGATAAAGCGCCGTGCTGGCTGCGCTGATCTCTTCATCAATGCCCCGCAGCTTTCGCCATCGCTTGAACCATTTGACCGGGTTCCACATCTCATGTCTCCGCAAAGTGGGTGTCGTAATTCACCGAGAACTCGATCAGACCGCTCTCCCCTCGCCTGTAAGCGATCGGAAGATGACGCGGCATGATGTAGTGAAAGTAATAGTCGCCGATCTGCTCCCGGCGCAGGTTCAGCATGTCATAGAGCTGTCGCGCCATGCGCTGCCCTTCGGTGTAATCCGAGTGCCGCACGATCGCCTGAATGCGCTGCTTGAAGGTGCCGGGGATTTCGTGATCGACACCTGCGCCCGGGGTTTCGACAACCAGTACAGCGCCAATCTGCACTTGTGCGGGCATATGGAACATGAAGAGATTGCGCCCCTCTTCATAGTCAGGCTCTTGGTCGATGACAAAGTCTCGAAGGGGTGTCAGATCCATTACTTCTTCCTCATTGCTTCTTTGGCGCGACGCATCAGCCCCCACTCGCCCACGATGTAATCAACGGCGCGCGAGAGGTACTTCCGCCCCACGGGGAAGCGGCTGGTCTCGCTCTTCTCGATGGAGCCCGGGCCGAGTTCGTAGATTTCCTCATGCATGCGCGTGGCGTAAGGAATGTCCGGGCTTGGTCTGATGACATAGGTTACACGACCACCGGCGCCCTTCTCGCGCAGCACTTCCATGCTCGATTCCAGATCGCCCGTTTTGAAGGGCGCCATCTCAGATGCAGCGTCGGCCAGCTCCTCGGCCGCATCAGCCTGAACCCGCCGCAGGGCGCGAGTGCTCTTTCGCGCGTACTTCTCCAGCCCCACTCCCACCGCGCCTCGATTTTTGATCTTCATACCCATCAGACCGCCTCCGATGGGGCGTAGCGGTCACAGTCGATCTCGATGTGATGAACGCGACCGCCGACATCCACCCGGCGCATGATGCGCACGATCTCGAAAGTGTTGCGCGCGCCGGGCTCGCCGAAGCTCTTGACCTCGACCAGATCACCCAGGCGCACATCCTCGCGTGGGTTCACCATCAAACGCGCATCGTTGACGAACTCTTCCGCGCGCCCTCGGGATGCGGAGCTGTCTGCTCGAACAGTGGTGTGTTCTGCTTCTTCGCGGATATGCACGACATCGCAGCGGGTCTTGATCCGCTTGGATGAAGTCTTGGGGCGACCAAAACCGTCGAACCCGCCCGAGGATTGGCGAATGATGACGCAGGGATAGCGCGGACGAAAGCTCATGTGTACTTCTCCTGAAACAGGTTCTCGACCAAAAGAGTGGCCTGGGAATTGGGGTGAAAGACGCTCTCATAGCTCGAAAGGTCAGGTTTTGCCCCGTCGAGACGCACGATCTCCCCGAAGCTCTTGTGACTAGGGTCAGGATGCACGATACGGGCGCTGTCAGCCCCTCTCAGCGCAAGCAGAGACGCTAGGGCGCTCAGATACCCGTCACGCATCAAAGCCCTGTAGAAGCGACGCATATGCTTTTGGCTCGCGATGCGCCGCCCTGCCCTATCTGTGAACCACAACGAAGCCCGATCACCGATACCCTCGATCCGGATCTCCATCAGCGCCTCATTGACTGACAGGCCCCGGGCGTTGGCGCGCATCTGTGCCTCGATCCCGCGTTTGCGATGGTGCTTGATGATCTGCGCCACATCACGCACCAGCTGGGCCTCGATTTCATCAACACCGAACTCAAGGAAGGTGTCGATGTGCTGGGCGCTGAGACGCATTCCGTCACCCATCTGCCGCGCCGCCTCAGTGTGAGCGAGATCGAACATCTCCTCCATCAGCCCGCGCAACTTCTCTTCTTCGTCGGTGAGGAAGATGTCGCCAATGCGCTCAAGGGATGTCTTGAGTGCCCGCACCGCAGCTGGGGTTGTGGCATCTTGCGTCATCAGCGCCGCTGTCTCCTGATTGCGCAGAATGTCCAGCGTACTGCGATAGCGGGCCGCAGATTGATCGGCGATAAGTTCAATGCGGTCGAAGGGGGACATCATGCGCGGCGAACGATCACGTTGGAGTTGATATAGGCAGCAACCTCACGGCGGGCCTTGGGCGACAGGGCGGAAGGTGCAGGAGGTCGGGAACGAAACATCTCCGAGCTTTCACCTACTGACTTAGATAGCAGGCCGTTCTCTCTGTTCTCCCAGGTCGGATCACCCCCAAGCAGGACGGTCGCTTCGATGATCTGCGCGCGCCGACAGGCGGTGCGAAAGTGTTCGGGCAGCAAGTCCCAATCCGCCTTGCTGATCTCATTGACCGCAAAGCTGCGGCTCAAGATCTCCTCAGAGAGAGCGGAATCCGGCACGTCGGTGTCGCGGAAAGGGTCGAGGGAAATCTTTGACAGCCGGGCCCAGGCTTCAGCAAGGGCCGCTTCGCGCTCGGCGTCGCTGGAAAAGCGAAAGCTTTCCATCAACACAGGCGGCATGCCCTGAGACATGATCATCGCCTGAATGAGGGTCTGACCGCTTTCCGAGGGGACTTGCAGAAAGACATTGGCGCGCAGCAGGTAGGTGACGCCCATGCTGTGCGTGTCACCTTGATCGTCAGTAACGACCACACTGAGCATGCGCCCGCCCATGCGAACCCCGGCCGGCAGAGTGTTCTGGGCGGCCGGGACAGTGATGGTGGCAGTCACCGCACCCGCAGCAAGCGAACCAACATCAGTGGCGATCTGGTCGCCCTCTTCATTCAGCAGTTCCCAGGCATAGCTGGTCCCGTCGATGGCGAGGCCGTTTTCGTCAACCAGATCGACCTCGATACGGCAATCGCTTCCTGCGGTGTACGTTTGACTGGTCATCTCACTTGCTACCTTGTGCGTTCAGGATTTCCTTGATCAGCCCCGCGATGGAGTTGTCCTTCACGTTGAGCGGATTGGCGATCTTGCGCAGACCCTGAATACCTTCGGCATCAGCGATCTCGGCCAGCTCGTCGGCGGTGTAGACCTTACGATCCTCGCCTTCTTCACCCTCCGTCGATGCGCCGCCTTCGGCGCCCTGCTCGGCTTCATTGACCATCTCATTCAGCGCGCGCTCAGCGTCATCCACGTCATCTTTAGCAGGCTCTGTGCCGCCAACCTGGACATCAGCCGCGTTCTTCTCGACTTGATAGGGCTCGCGCTCACCGCGCTCGGAGTGGGCGGCATTGGCGATACCCACGCCGCGACCGGCCGCCATGCCGACACCGAGGCCCGCCTGACCTTGCGAGGCGCCTTCGTCGTCGATCACTTCGATCTTGGTGATGGCTGCGAGACGATTGGTTTCGGCCTGCGACGGCATCTCGACGGATACGCCATTCTCGAAGGCGACGGTGCCGAGGTTGCCAGTGAACTTGTTCATGCCTTTGGACATCAGTTTGATCTTGGACATATCTGTTCCTCTATGTGAAAAAGGGCAGGCCCCGAAGAGCCTGCCCTATTGTAAGTCATTCGTGACTTATTGGCACGATTAAATGTTGGTCACACCTTTGAGGCGGGCCAGCGACTGCGTGGAGCGCAGGGCCATGCCGGCATACCACTTCAGGCGGAAGCGCCATGCGTCTTTGTTCTGCACGGTGCCGACGCTTTCAGCGACCAGACCAGCAGAGTCACCGCCGTAGATGCCGTGCAGACCGTCAACTTCGTTCATGCGAACGCCGTAGATGGAGCAGGAAGCATTCTCGGTGCCCTGAACTTCGTCAGCAGCAAGCCAGTCGTTGACCACAACCGGGATACCGTCGAGCGCAGGCATCGGATAACCGAAGTTCTCCATCTCGATCATGGTCGGTGTGGTGCCGCCCATCGCACGCAGCGCGGTGCGGATCGCACGCCATGTACCGGCACGCATGACGTATGCGTCGATGCCGTACTTGACCATATCCTTCAGCTCGTCGAGCATTTCAATGGTCACAGCACCGCCGTTGGCGCCAGCAGCGATGGTCATGTCGTTGGCAACCAGCTGGGGCAGACCGTCGAACTCTTTCGGGGAAGTGGTCGCGTTACCCTGAGCCACGGTGCGCTGGAACTGACGGGAGAGGGCCTTCGCCTTCTGCATCAGCTGGATCGCAACCTGATCGGAGGTGTCCGACATTGTGGTTTGCAGGAACTTGTCCACGTCAACGTCGCCAGCAAGGATGCGCAGCTTCGCGGTCACTTCGGTGAAGGTCGCGGCGCCTTCGTTGATGGCTTCGTTGGGATCAAGGAAGTCACCTTCGGCGAGAGTGTTTTCACGGTTATAGACAAGCGCTTTCGAGTTCACCTTGGTGAACGGAAGCAGGGCGAACATTGCGTCGCGGTCGATGATTTCTTCAACCACGCCGGACAGCAGGGTGTTGTTAGAAAGCTTTTCAGCTTCCGTGCGAAGCAAAGGCATTTGGAATCCTCCAAGAGATAGGTTTTGAGATTTGCAGACCAGGCGCAGCGGTCACTCGCGCGCATTGGGGTGCCGACCTCCCATTCTCTCGATCAGTCAGCGATGACTAATAATACCACACCGCATGGCATCTATGCAACACCCAAAGAAAAGGGCGCCCGAAGGCGCCCTAGTTGCAACAACCTGGCAAGTCATCACTTCGTATTGAACATCTCGCTGAACGGCTCTTGATTGCCGCCCTCGAAGAGGCTGGAGAGGCCACTGGCGATCTTCTCCTGCCGCGACATCGGCTTTTGATCCTTGGCCGGGTCGGACTTGGCATTCGACGGATCGCTGTCGGAGCCGGGGCGCAGGGCGCTGCGCAGCATCTCCTTGCTGTCGGGATCAGCCTTGAAGATCTTCGAAATCGCATCCTCGAAAGGCAGCGGGTCGCCACGACCGTCAACCAGCGGCGAGCGGTTGGCAGCGCCCTTGGGCTTGTCATAGGCCACGACCTTGCCGTCTTCGATCTCGAAGTGCTCACCATAGAGACGACGCGCCTTCGAGGGCGGCAGCAGGGTCTCTTCCTTGAGGAACTTCGACGAGCCGAAGCTGGAGCCGACGGTCAGCTCTTCGATCTGCGCCTTCAGCTCGGCGATGGTCTTGTCTTTCTCTTCCGACTCCGCGCGAATGGTCGTGATCTCTTGATCATGCGCCTCGCGCATCTGACGCTTCACTTCGTCAAACTGGCCCTTAGCCTCAAGCTCAGCCTGAGCCGCGTCAGCCGACGCCTGCTTGAGCCGCTTGTATTCTTCGACATCGACGCCGTCATAGTCCTTCAGCTTGGCCTGCGCTTCACGCGCGGCCTTCTTGTGCTTCATCAGGTCTTGCAGCAAACGCGCCTCTTCGTCCGAGGGCTTCTTGTCTTTGTCGTCGCCCTTGGGCGGGTCTTTCGGGTCGTCGTCGCCCTTGGGAGGGTCTTGGGGCGTCTTGTCGTCGCCCTTGGGCGGGTCTTGGGGGTCATCGTCAGCGCCCGGGGCTGGATCGTCGTCATTGACGCCCTCAGCGCCCACAGAGCGGCGGAAGCCGGGGTTCGCTGCGTAGAACGCCATCCACGCAGGTGTATCGTAAGGGTCAGTCGGTTGGGTAAGGCGGTTTTTCATGTTCATCCTTCGTCCTTGGGGTTGTCGGCGCCGCCAGCCTGGCCTTGCCTGTTCTCTTCTTGGGGTACGTTTCGATCCTGTAGCCTTGAGGGCGCTCGGATCGATACCGCCTCTTCTGGCGGCCAGTCCTCGATCTGCTTCTCGATTTCCGATTTCAGCTCGTCGGTCAGGTTCGGGAAGAGCTTCTCGATCAAGGTCATCATCTGGTGCTGTCGCACGCCGTCGGGCGCATCGAGCAGAGCCAGTCGATTGGCAACGTCAAACTCGTCGTAGAGATTGCGCGTGTCAAAATCATCAGGGTAGCGCACGAAGTCACGGTCTTCCGGGGGCTTCTGTCCGAACCACAGATGCGCAAGCCGCACCATGTCGTTCTCGACAGTTTGCAGCGTGTCAGCTTTGGACTTGAGCATGGTGTTCATGCGGTCGAAGTCATATGCCTTCGCCACGCCCGAGCTGTTGTCGATGCCCGCGGCATTGTCGCTCTTCGTGCGCTCGCCGGCCATGCCGACAGAGTGATAGATTTCGGTGATGATCTTGGTGATCACCCCGAGAATGATTGCGACCTGACCGGGGTCAGGTGAGATATACTGCGGCGCAATGCCTGCCTCGGCGTCGTAGGTGACGACGCGATTGGTGCCCAGCTCGATCACCTTCTTCTTGACGCTCTCACCGGAATCCGCAGAGTTCAGCGCCTGCGACGGGATCACCAGTGTCGAGAAGGTCTGATCCTGAATGATTGCATCGAGGTTCGACAGATAGTTCGCGACAGCGCGGTCGAGATAGGCGGTATCGTCGATCAAGCCCGGGGCCGAATAGCTCGTGTCCGAATGACGCTCACGCGGAACGATGACAGGCACTTCTCCGAGATTGTGATCACCCCTGCCCTTCAACACAACCTTGAGCTTGCTCGTGTTCTTGTTGACATTGGCCGCGCCCGAGGGGGTGACCATGGGCGTTACATCGGGCGTGACGACCTTGATCGCGGGCTTGCCATCTGTCTTCGCTTCACCCTGCTCAATCTCAAACAGATACCAGCTCTTGCGGGTCCAGAGACGATAGCGGGTGACGGTCTTTTGCGCGGAAAAGAAGTCCGTGTCCTGGCGGCTGACTTCGCTAAAGATGATCCAGTTCAGCTCGCCATGTGCATCAAAGGACATGTCGAGCGCATCTTGGGGTTTGACCAGATAGGCATAGACCCGACCGCCCCGGCGTTCGACCTCTGCTTGGCTCAGCTTCTCGCCCTCTTTGAGCGTGATGGTGCTGTCCATGACGATATAGGGCTGACCGAAAACAGAGGTCATCTGCGAGACCTGCCGCATGAAAGCGTCGATGTCCCGGCCGCCTTTGGTCGTCTTCTTCCAGAAGTCATCAATGAACTTGGGCGCATCAGACTTCCGAATGATGTCGCCCTTGTAGACATACTTCGTCACCAGATCGACGATCTCGCGCGTATGGTTGAAGCGATAAGCCCGCTCGATCCGATCGCTGTACTCCCCCGACCCTTCGCGGAAATACTTGTGGACGTTCTTTTTGAACCAATCCCGCCCACCGTAGTAGGTTGCCTCCAGGAAGTTCCAATGCGCCAACTTCCCCGAGTAATCGGGGTGGCGCCGCTCGAAGAAGGAGGGGTCGACTGTATCTGTGGACGTGTCTTTTGGCATGATGAACCTCTTTGGCCTGGGCATTGTAACTCAGTGCTGACTGATTTCAAAGCTCAGAAGGAAACCCCCAGGATATGAATGTCGCGTACCGGGAACTCGATCTCGATGGGATAGCCGAAAGCGTCCGTCGCGTGTTCGATACCGGGGCGCTTGTCGACTTCGGATGATCCCGGCTTGAACTGCGTCTGCTCAAAGCTCTCGATCAAACTCTTGCAGGTGTGGTCGATCAGAACCCGAGACGTGCCGTCACCTGCCATGAGCATGCGATTGACCGCGTTGATACGGTCACGGATGCGCGGGTGCTTGCGGCGATACTTGAGACGCTTGAAACCCATCTGCTTGAGCATGGCAAAGTCACTCTCACCGCTGGAGGCGGCCGAGGATCGCTGCGTGCCGGCAGGGTCAGGGTAGATGATCACGCGGTGCTTCTGGCGCCAGAACAGACGATCAAGCTCCCCGGACATCTCTTGCGTCGAAGAGTTGCTGAGAATGCGCTCGCCGAAAACGCGCACCGAGCCGTCTCGGATCTGAAAGAAGATCGCGGACATCGGGTCCACGTTGAAGTCCATCCCAACCATAATGTCGTAGCGCGGGTCCATTTTGACCCGGCCCACATGCACGTTGCGGTCGAAGGCGTGGTAGACGCGGTTCGACATCGTCTCGAAGGAAGCTTCAAACTCCTGCCGGAACTCCTTTTCGTTCATCGTGCGCCGCGCACGCTCGATCTCTGCGGGCGGGATGAACGGAGACGTGATGGTCTGGAACTGCCAGGACTGCCAATCTTCATGCTTGGCGCTCTGACCGTCCATGAACAGATCATAGAGGTGGTTGTAAGACTTCGGCGTGCCGATAAACAGCGCCTCACCGCCTGTCGAGGCAAGTGTGGGCTGAATGACCGTATCCCAGGTCTCCTCGCGCATGTCCTGAAATTCGTCGAGAACCACGCCATCAAGGCCCACACCGCGCAGCGTGTCGGGCTTGTCGGCACCCTTGAGCTGGATGATCGACCCGTTCTTGAAGCGGAGCATCATCAAGGTCTCGTTGGGCGGCACCTTGAGCATCTTTCGCGGGATCGCCTCTTTGAGGTCGTCCCACATAATCTGACGCGCCATCTGATAGGTCGGCGCGATGTACCAGATCAACGCCTTGCGCTTCGAGGCTGCCTTGTGGATCATCCAGACTTTTGACAGCTGGGTCTTACCCCATCGACGGCCTGCGACGACGACCTTAAAGCGCGTCGGGTGCTTGAACACCTTCATCTGCGCGGGGTGCAGGTACAGCCATCGCGGCTTGCCGCCCTTCGGCCCGCGCATCATGTTGACGGGCGGCTTCACTGCTCAAGGCCCTCCAGCCCCTCATCAACGATGTCGATGTCCTCCAAGAGGGTCTCGATGCCCTCGGAGTTATCGACATTCGGGTTGGCGGCTTGGCGCAGTTCGTCGATCTGCTCATCCGTCATTTCGGAGATCAGGATTTCTTCATTCTCGTTGGGATCGCCGCCATCGTCATCGAGGCCCAAAAGCTTGTAGCGCTCCTTGCGCAGCACTTCGAGCGTCTTGGCGGCCTTGTTGAGCGCAGCGAGATCACCATCCGCGGCGGCGATGGGTTTGCCCTTCTGGCGCGTGTCAATAATGGCCTGCATGGTCATCTTCGAGAGCGCCTCGGCGTAGCGGTAGTGTTGTTCTTTGGTGTCCGTGACGCGCTTCATCAGCTGTTCAGCGTCGTTGGCGATGACCTCGTCCATCTTCTCAAGCGCCTCGGACACCCGAGAGCCCTTGACCACACCGTCGCGCTTGAAGCGTTCGTGCAGCGACGAGGGGTGAACCCCGAACTGCTCGGCAAGCTCCGCGAGGGTCGCCGTGCCCATTTCATACAAGCGCCGCGCCTTGGCGTAATCCAAGGGCGTCATCTTCCGATGGTGGGGTTCAGATTTCTCGCCTGCCATGAGGTTCCTGCTGAATTAGGGTGGCCCGCTCCCGAAAGAGCGGGCCTGACGAGAGACACCCGAGGACCGTGAACAGGGAAAACCGGATACCGGGTGGTGTCCTAAGTATAAGCGATTAGGCGATAACATACAAGTCAGCGCTTACTTATCTTCCCGAGGAGCCAGAATCGCCTAAGTGGCTGATTTTATGTCAAGTCCTTTGGGTGCGACATAGTGTCACCACATCCGCTAAATACTAATTGACTTATATTTACTTACTAGTACACTCTACGAGTGAAGCGAGTAGAGGGACAGGGGGAATGATTCTTAGCGATGTGGTGACAATATGTCGCACCCCTGTCCTTCGCTTTTCGGTTGACAGGCATCCTCGGGCCTAGACCTCGTCGAATCCCTCCATCACAACCCCGCCACCGGAGCTGTCGGTGCGCACCATGCCCTGCCCTTTCACTGTCGGGGCCAACACCAAGCGCTGACGCCCTCGGCGCAGCTCCTGGCCCTTCTTCTCGATCATACCCCGACGCAGCAGGCCTCGGAGCGTGAAGTGCATCGAGGCTTTGGTCGTCTCATAGTTGATCTTCTCCAAGAGCTGATCGAGGTCGAGGAAGTCACCATCATCCCCGCCTCGGGCGATTACAGAAAGCACATGCATCTGCTTCTTGGTCAGACGATATGGGTCTTTCTCATAGGTCATCATTTCAGCGGCTCCGTCGTCGGTTGAGCATCAAAAGCGGTGAGTGGGATTTGATCGGGAAGATCGCGCCCGAAGTCCGGGTTCATGTAGACCCCGTAAAGCGGCGTTGAGAGCACCAGCTGCTGCAACTGACGCAAGACAAGGCTCGTGCTCATGTTACGCACCCGCTCCTGCCCGATGTCGCGGGCGTCACCCGTCTTCTCGTTGGCGGAGTGGCGGTAGTAGAACGTCTTGATACGATCGACCATCAAGCCCCGGGCGGCCTCAGGCATTGCGTCGATCTCTTTGAGCAGTCCATCGAGATCGGCGGGGTGCGCATCGAAGTTGGCCCGGAAGAACTTCATGCCGACATCGAACTTGTTCGACCGCATGGGGCGCACGAACTCAAACCCCGCCTTCTGCGCGAAGGGATTGTACTTCGACATCGAGGACATGATCTCGACAATCGGCATGCCAGACTTGCGGGCAACAATGTTCTGAAAGCGATACGAGGCGCCCACGCCGCGGTACATCGTGTCCAGCACAATGCGGCCGATCACCACGATGTTCTTGTTGACCCACTTGTACCGAAAGCGGTTCGAGGCCTTGGTGTCATTCCCCGGCGTGAGCTTCTTCCAAATCTGATGACGCTCCTTGCCCAAGGGCCGGGGCTGGGTGATCCCGCAGACGCCGATTGTCTCACCGTCCAACACAAGGCGATAGTAGCGCGCGCCGATAGGGTTGTGGTCGGACTTGTAGTGCAGATGGTGCAGCAGGTTCCAATCTTCCTGCGTGCCGCGCTCGACGTACATCTCCGACAACAGCGGGAATGCAGGTTTGGCCTGCGGGTCGCAGACGATCTCGGTGGCAAAGTCTTCAGGCATTCTTGTCACTCCCTTGCTGGGCGCGCTTCTGAGCGCGTTTTCGGGCGTTCATGGGGGTGCCCTTGCAAGGGCGCTTCACAGCGCTTGCAGCCCCGTTCACAGCGCGATCTAGGGCAAGCCAAAGCTTGTGATGGGCATAAGGGGGTAGCGCTAAGTTCAGCAGCGTCGAAATGGACGGGATCATGCGCTCGGCTCCACGTCGTTCTGCTCAACCTCGATGCGGTCGTGGTAGCGCTTGTTGACGAAAAGCGTCGGCCCGATCTCTTCTTTCAGATCGAGGTGTGTGGTCGCGACGATCAGGGTCTTACCCAAACGCACCGCGTTCTTAGCGATCCCGTAAGCCACGGCTTTTGCGACAACACGGTCAAGAACAGCGCCAAACTCGTCAGCGACCCAAACATCAGCATCGGCTTCAAGCACCTTTGCCAGCCGAGCCCGGTATCGCTGACCGTCAGAAAGCTCACCGGGCTTGCGCACGAAGAGATAGGCATCCGTGATCCCCGCGGTGGTTAGCAGCCGCGTGGCTTCGTTGGTGGATTTGCCGAGCTGGTCGATCAGCGGCAGATCGGGATCGAGCTCCACGTTGTCGATATTGGCGACACTTTTGCCCGCCTCGCTCAGTTGACGCTCAAGCTCGCGCAGCAGGATCGACTTGCCGGCGCCAGACTGACCGGTGATGTAGACCCGAGCGCCTTGCTCAAGATCGACCTCGAAGTCCTTGAAGATGGTGAATTGCCCGTCAGCCAGACCAATGCCGAAGCTTTCGGCCACGTCGATGACGCGGTCGGTCTTTTTGACCTGTGTGGGGAAGCTCACGTTGATGACGTGATGGGTAGAGTTGGACATGAAGCCCTCCATAAGAAGGGTCTTCGGGCGTCTCTCGTCAGAGATCGTCTTCGCAGTCTTCGACCAAACCCTCGATGCGGAAGTTCTCAGCTTCGTCGTGGATTAGGCGCTCCAGCATGGCGAGCGTGGCGACTGTCATCGCATAGGCCATGTCGGTCTCGTAGCATGATGGCGTGAAAGAATACGTCCCCTGAGACGGATCCTTGGTGATGACCATGCAGATCACGCCATGGATGTTTTCGTCACCGACCTCTGCGATCTGGCTCTGAAACTGAGCGACCGTGTCGCGGATCGAACTGGACTTGCAGCGCTCTTCGTAAAGCTCAGCGGCGCTTGAAAGCTCTTCGGGCGTGCGAATGTCGGCAAACAGCGGCCGAACATTGCTATTCTCATCCTTCGGCAATGGTCTTCTCCACATGCTCAAGGAAGGCTTCTTTTGCCTCCGCGCCGCTCTTGCCCTTGATCAGCGCCATGAACAGATTGACCCGCCGCGCCTCCTTGGGTTTGAGGCCATTGAACTCAAAGACAGTCTTGAGCATCACATCCTTCTGGTCGATTTCATCCATCAAGCCGTCGGATTCCGAGGCGTAGACATCCACGGCTTCATCGAGGTCTTTGACGAAGCTGTCGCGATCCATCTCCGCCAGCGTGTCGAGCGCGGTTTCCAGATTGTCGATCATCCGATCGTCGCCGATGAAGTTTTCCAGCTCGTCGCGAAGGTTCAAGTCCTTCAGCTCGTTGGTCAGTGCGTCGATGTCGTAGTTTTGGTTCGATGCGAGGTTGTCAGCAATGCGCATCTTGCGCGCCGTCTCGGCGTCAACAGGCAGCGTGATGGCCTTGATCTTCTTCCAGCCAAGCTCTTTGGCAGCCATGACCCGACCGTGTCCGGCGATGATCTCGCCGTCTTCAGCCAGGATGATCGGGGTGATCTGCCCGAGGGCCGCGAGGGACTTAGCCTGACGCGCGACAGATGCGGGCGTGTGAACCTTGTTGTTGTTCTCCGCTGGTTTGGGGTAGTCGATGTCGACTGCCTCAATGGAGAGGTCGTTGATGTCGATCTCTTTAGCCATGTTCGGCTTCCTTCATTTGTTGAGCAAGATAGACCAGGGCATCCCCGGCATTGGTGAGATCGTCTTCCTCGACGAACTCCTGATCTCGTTTGATCTCCTCGATCAGCTCCCGCACCAGGTCTTCGTCTTGAATGGAGATCTTGAAGCGCATGATGGTGTGGGTCTTGGGCGGCCGCTCGGGCTTCTCTTCCGGCTCACCGGTGCTGTCGTGGGTGCCGTCGATCATGTCGTCGATGTCATCCACATCAATGTCGGTCGCGAGGGAGGCCAGTTCGGCATCAGAGAAGGGTAGAAACTCCGAGATGATCTCGCTGCCGCCAAGGTCTTTGATGATGGCCGCCAGTTCATCCGCGTCATCGCTACCGTAACGGGCGTTGTCGATCAGACCGATCTCCTTGGCGCGCTCGTCACTCAAGCGACCGAGATTGAGAACCGGGACTGTCTCATTGCCCAGGACGATCGAGGCTTCGATGCGATGTTGACCGCCGAGGATTTCAAGGCCCGTGTCTGTCTCACGCACAAGCGCGGGCTTTACCCAGCCGTGGCGCCGAAGACTTTCGGTGAGACGCTCCATACCTTCCGGGGAGACATGGTTCGGGTTCCAGGGATTTGGGCTTAATGTGCGGGGATCTGTATGGATGAGGTTCATGCTGTCCTTGCCTGAAGGAGGGGTATAAGGTAAGTCATTTCTGAGTTATAATGTATAAGATAAACCCCTTTGTAGCAAGGTAATGTCATGTCTGAGCATGTTCTCATAGTTGCGAATGCGGTGAAGGCCCGCATGATGGAAGCCGACATCGAGGCGAAGCTAATCGTCTCGGATCAGCTCAGCTACTATGTGGACGGAGCCGAGCATACAGGCCGGGGTAAGAACCAAGGCTGGGATGGGCGCACAAGCTTTCTGGAGTTTTCGACAGGCATCTTCCCTGCGGGCTTTCTGGCCTCTGCGGTCGATAAGCTGCGTCAGGAGGGTTATCAGGTCACGGTACGCAGAAAGCCCCTACCCGCCCCGTTAGGCCCGCCCCTGGATGAGGCTTACGCGGCTGTGAACCCCTTCGACATCGACCCTCGGTATGACTATCAGCCCGAGACGGTACGCAGGCTTGAGAAGTACGGCGCTATGATCGCCCAGGTCGCTACCGGTGGCGGCAAGTCGATGATCGCACGCACCGCGGTGAAACGCATCATGCGCCCTACCCTGTTTATCACGACACGTCAGGTGCTGATGTACCAGATGAAGGACGGCTTTGAGCAAGCCGGCTTCAAGGTGGGCGTTATGGGTGACGGCGAATGGCGTCCAACCCGCGGGGTGAACGTCGGTATGATCCAAACCCTCGATGCGCGGCTGTCGAACCCCGAAACCATGGGCGCCACCACCAAGCTGCTGCATATGTTCGAGTTTTGCATTCTTGAGGAGGCGCATGAGGCGGGGTCGGAGACGTACTTCAAGGTGATGAATGAGATGGTGAACGCGCGATACAGGCTTGCCCTGACCGCGACCCCGTTCATGCGCGCGGATGCAGAGGCCAATATGCGGCTCATGGGTGTCTCGGGTCAGATCGGCATTAGCATCCCCGAGAAGATGCTGATCGAGCGCAACATCCTTGCACGTCCGATCTTCCAGTATCGCGATGTCCCGCCGCCCAAAGACCTCAAGCAGTTCTACAGCTGGCAGAAAGCGTATGACATCGGTGTGGTGAAGAACGACATGCGCAATGCCGATATTGTGTCTCGCGTCGAGTTCGCCCGAAAGCTCGGACTGCCGGTGATGATCTTGGTGCAGCGTAAGGCACATGGAGTTACGCTACGAGACAACTGCCGCAAATTAGGATTTGCCACAGAGTTCATTCACGGCGCCCATGATAATGACCAGCGTCAGCGCGCCCTCAATCGCCTAAAGTCTGGCGAGACCGCAGTGCTGATCGGCTCGACCATTCTCGATGTGGGTGTGGACGTGCCGGCCGTAGGGATGGTGATTCTTGCCGGGGGCGGGAAAGCTGAGGTCGCATTGCGCCAGCGCATCGGGCGCGGTCTGCGAGAAAAGAAAGGTGGGCTTCCGAACATCTGCTTCGTCGTGGACTACAGCGACATCGGCAACAAGTACCTCAAGAAGCACGCCCGCGCTCGCAGGGCCATTGTCGAGGCAACCCCGGGCTTCGCTGAAAACATCCTCAAGAAGGGTCAGGAGTTCGACGCCCTTGGTCTTGGCTTCAAGCTCGCCGCTTAACAGCGCGGCGGCTTGCTGCTATAGTCAGCTAACACTGATTCCAACCAAGGAAAGAACATGTCGAGAACATCGACTTTGATCGCACTCTGCGGCGCTCCAGGCTCAGGGAAAACAACAACTCAGCGCTTACTTACCGAACTATTCGGAATCGAGCCAGTGGACGATGGCGACATCATCCGGCGTCACGTCATGGACCTTGCGGGCCTGACCCCTGAAGACGTATATTCTCAAGAAGGAAAGCTACGTTTCGTCACGGTTTTCGGCAAGAAATGGCAAGTTCGACAGCTGCTTGGGGAATATGGCAATCTTGTGGAAGCGCTTTTGGGGGATGAAGCAATTCCTGAAATCGCTATTCGTTCCGTCTTGCGACAAAATGTGACACCCTCGGGACAGTTTTGGGGTGACAATAAGTCACCCAACGGTTACAGCTTTGGAAGTGTACGAAGACAGCAGGGCGCGGCTTACAAAAGAGCTGGTGGTGTCGTCGTAGAGGTATTGAGCGGGCTAAAGGAAGCTAGTGAGTGGGAGTTCGACAGCTACGATCGTAGCCTGGTGGACTTCACCATTCATAATCCAGGGACTTCTTTGGAAGGCCTTCGGAGAGCGATTCTTCAATCACCCCTCACAGATTGGATTAACGGCGCTAGAGATACGCGATTGAGAACGGGAGCATGACATTGCCAGTCACGACAATGATGGAAACCAAAGACACGGAACTTTGGACACTGGGTGGAGCCAAGATTGACTTCACAAACCCTCAGCGAGACATGATCGACATGTCAACTGTCGCCATCTCATTGGCGAACCAGAGCCGTTTTAACGGCTATACCAACGGGTATTACTCCGTCGCACAGCATTCGACCATCATGTCGTATTGGGCCGAGGATTTGCATGAGGGTAGCAATATCGACCTTGCCCGCGCAGCCCTACTGCATGATGCAGGCGAAGCTTGGATCGGCGAGATTGTCACGCCCCTGAAACGCAAGTGTCCCTCCATCAAGGGGCATGAGACCAACGTCACCCGGATGATCTTTGAAGATCACGAAATCGACCCTGACATGTGGGATTGCGCCGAAATCAAAGAACTCGACGCCATCATGCTCAACACCGAAGTGCGCGACCTCAAAGAGAACTACGCGCCGCCAGAGCCCCATCTGTGCATCCCTGATGACCAAGTGATCATCAACCCCCAGCTGCCCCCTTACGCTTACGCCAACTTCGTGATGCGCTACAACGCCCTCTTCCCCGAACGGCGGATCACGCGGCCCTATATCATCGCCTGATTAGTGGCACGTCAAAGCGTCGAAGGCTCCGGCCGCATCGAGGGCCTCCAAGGAGGCCCTTTTGCTTATCATCAACACCGATCGAATGGCCTGGCGCTGCATCTCGGTGTGACCCTGCGCCTGCAAAGCTCTGTCAATCATCGCGGCACGCACCTTGGCGTCCCCGAGGAGATACGCTCGGGCGATAAGATGTAAGGGAACCATAGACGGGTTCATCTGGGCTATTTTTAGCAGGGTGAGGTCGGACATGAAGAAAGGATACGAGGGAAAACATGAGCTATGTCAATCAAAAGATCAAACACGGCATCGGCGCACTGCTAGGTCGCCCGGGTGGTTTGGACAAACCCTTCTCGACGGATAAGCCTGCCTCAAAGGATATGCCTGAAGCACTCAAGCCAAAAGAGCCCGTGAAGACCACGTTTCCAGAAATGAAATGGACAAAGCTGCCCGGATCGTCGATTGGGGATGCAGCAAAGAGCTTCGAGGACTTCACCGCCGCCGCGAAGAAGCTGGAGGATGCATTCCACAAAGCGAGCATAGGCGAAAAGACCGCCATGGTCGAGCAAGAGCGGAAGGATCACACCCTCCTCAAGGCTGATCTTATGAAGGCAAAGAGGGACATTACCAGAGAGGCGCTCGACGCGCATCTCGGGATGGGCACTTTCGCACCCAAGGCCTCCGGCGGCATCCTTACGAGAGATAAGATGAAGGAAATGGAGGCAGAGTGGGGCAAGGCGATAGCGCTGGAAGGCTCAACCATCGCAAGCGGCTCCATTTCCGCGGCTAAGATCGAATCTGACGTGCTTCAAGCATGGCACAATACCAGCAAACAGGTTGAGCAAAAGATCAGCATCAAAGAGACCGATGGCGAGTTGTTATGGAAAGCCGACGGACAGCTGGTCTATGTTCTCAGCGACGGCACTGAAATCCCGGTGAAGAAAGCTGAGCTGCCACCCTCTCCTGAAGAGAGGCTTGTCTCGCAGCTAGAGGACTTCACCCTCGACAGCGCTGAACAGCAAGAGGCCTTCGGTGAATGGTAGAAAAGGTCGACAGAACCCCCGGCGGGCTCCTGCGTCGCATTGTTGACAGCATGACCATGCCCGAGCTGAAGGACTATGCCGTCTACATGCAGTCCGATGGCTTCATGGTGCGCAATGTCACAGACATCGACGCCGGCGCCACCCTGCACAGCCGCGGGTTTCTGATCGCCGCCCCTGATTTCATCAACCCGCAGCCTGTCTATCTGACCCGATCTGCCTGGGAGCGCTTTCAGATCGCAGAGTGGACGGAGATCCAGCGCCTGATCGACATCGAGAGTTCCGGCCCTGAATTTGGCAGTTGGTGAGACTTCATTTGCCTGCTAAAGTAAGTCACAACTGACTAACAGGAGCACAACATGCACTTCATCCTTCTTCTGATCACACTGAGCGTATTCGGCGCGGCCGCCTGGTTTGAATCCCTTACCCTCGCAGCCGCCATGGTGGTCGTCTATCTCGCGGTGGGCTACGTCTTCTTCGGACTGTCTCATCTGGCCTTTCTGGCAGACCCCGTCACGCTGATTTCCCTGACCGTCCTGTCGCTTGCTATCGGCACTGTCTGGTCGCTCTACAAATGGCGCCGGTGGATGCATAGCAGTCGCGTGCAGCGTGCCTTGCATGATGCCAAGCATAGTTTCGACTGCACCCACAAAGGCAAAACCCCCAGCACGCCCTTCAAGGAAAGCATCTACTTCCCCAATGAGGCCCGGGCTAGCAAGCACATCGAGCGTATCGCCACTTGGATCATTCTGTGGCCCTTCTCGATGATCGTCTACTTCTTCGATGACTTCCTGATGGACATCGGCCGCTGGATCTACAACCGCCTTGGCAAGGTCTACGCGCGCATCACCGATGCCGCCCTGCCTGACGACATGAAGTGAGCCGCATCATGGACATCGTCTTCGACATCGACGGGACGCTGGCAAACGCCAGCCACCGTCTTCATCACATCACCCCCGATCCGAACATCGCCTATGAACAACCCTTCCGAAAGGACTGGGATGCCTTCTTGAGCGATGACGCTGTGGCAAAGGATGCGCCGATCGAGCAAACCTGGCGCCTGCTTGAAGCCATGCTCTACGAGGGCCATCGCGTGATCTTCATCACCGGGCGACCCGAGGCGCAGCGTGAAGTCACCTACAATTGGCTGATGACCCAATACTGCCCGGTGCGCGTCTACGCATGGCATTACTGGATGAAGCAGACGAGCTACCAAGGCAAAGTCGTCGGCCCGATCATCTACATGCGCAAGGATGGTGATCGTCGCCCAAGTCACATCGTCAAAGGAGAACTGCTGGAGCAAGCCCGCATGGACGGTTTCGATCCCAAGCTCGCCTTTGAAGATCGCAAAGACGACACCGCCATGTGGCGCGCGAAGGGGCTGCTCTGCTGTCAGGTCGCGGAGGGCAACTACTGATGGAAGCCCTGTTGTTCATCATCACGAACCCAAGCCGCATCTGGCGCGCGGTCAAGCTCAAAGACGAGGTTTGCTGCCTCAAGCGCACCGTGGAGATCCTCAAAGACACCCACGATTTCGCAAACCTTCCGGGGCTGGCGCGCGCTGTCCCGGAGATCGAGCGTCAGATCACCATCATCGACCTGCAAATCGACCTGCTGCTGGACCCAAGCGTCGTTCTGCCCTGAGAAGGAAGACCCATGCACACTGCCATGACCAAACCCGAGCCCTACATCGCCTATACGATCAGCGACCCCCATGCCTTCATGGGGGCGCATCAGCACTACGACATGGCCACCCCGCGGCGCTCGGGCCGCAGTTTCGGGCAGTACAACAAGGCAGCCTATCTCGCCGTGCTGGGCTGTAATGTGCTTTTCGCCACCAACCCGCCCCGTCAGCACGAAGCCGCACAGGGTATTATCAAGTCTCAATGGCTTGAAACCAGCGATCCGGTCTACAGCCCCACAAGTCGCAGCATTCTGCTCGACAGCGGCCCGCGTATCATCATCGGCACCACGTTCAACGGCTCACTCGACAGACTAAGGGGCATCCGTCTTCCAATGGTGATCATCGAACATCATCTGTTTCCGACCCACACGATGACGGGGCCAGACGAAATGGACTTCGTCAGAGAGGCATGTCGCCTGAATGCCCGAACATTGGCGCAGCTCGAAAAGGAACGCGGGTGAGCGTCCACAATTTTGCGACCTTCCTGAATCAATTTCCATCCATCTCGAAAGACCATCATGCCCCTGCCTGTCGCACAAGAGCCTTTGAAGATCGTCGCCATCAACACGTCGGAGCAGATCGCCCTGCGCAGCGACGGTAAAGAGATCGACTGCTCCATCTGGTTCGACGAAGACGGTCAGCGCACGGACGACCCGTGGGAGGCGACAGCCTGCCTCGCGGGCTCCGTCGCTGACGGCTGGTTTCCCATCAACCTTGAGCAATTCTTCGATGGCGACCACTGATCGAAGACGCTGGCGACCAGCGACCAATCGACCCACGGACCCTTGACCAGCGGACAATCGGACCCTTGGACGGCTGTATAAGGAGCGGTCTGCACCCCGTCCGCGGCTGTATAAGGAGCGGCCGAAAAACCCGCCGCAAAGAGGAAGGTGACGGTCCATAGGGCTTGACAGCGAATCTAGGGCTTCTTGCAACGCCCGCGTGTGATTCGCCCAATATAAGCCCCTCTGAGGGGCGCTAATGTCATTCCCTACCCGACCCCCTTGCGGGGATGCTAACGCCCCTCAGAGGGGCGCTAGCGGGGCAGTTTAAGCTTGCTCAGTTTTGGGAACGTCTAGCCCGTAAAGCTCAGCGAACAAAGCGACAAGGGGGTGATCCCATTTCACATAGTTTACATGCAATGTCTTGTCTTTCCCTGTCCCTGTTTCGTATGCGTTCACTACCCCCATTGCATCTAGGGCGCGCATGCTAGAGCTTGCTTGCGTGCTAGCAGTGCTGGGTTGAACGCTGATTAGCGATGTTGCGAAATCATATGTCGCAAGCGAGTCGTTGCGTGCTGCGCGGGCGAACATGGGTACAAATTGCCCTGTTTTGATTTGCATTTCGCCCCGCTCGAACTTGTCACGATTCTGAATCAGCTCATGCACAATCGCCCCGCAATACTTCTGATTCGTCTTGTCAAATTGGGTGAGCTTGCCCCGCGCGATGCTTTCAATGTGCGCCCCTACTTTCGCAAGCCCCTTGATATTGAACATATCAGACTCGCGCAGCTTGTGCGTGATGAAGTCAAAGTTAGAGACACCCGCATCGCGCAGGGCTTTGAATACATCGTTACCCCATTTGGAATCTTGCGCTTTATTGTCATACGCGAAATGACGATCAAGCTGGGGCATGATGCTAGCAGCTTTGCCCTTTTTCGCTTCAAACTCTTCACGCGCTGCAAAGTTAGCTGTCAGATTTTCGCGCATTGCTTTGATAGAAACGTTTGTCATGGGTCTTTCCCTTTCATGTGAAGCGCTTTCTTGCGGGGCGCTTCGTTGCCCGTGAAATATGTATAAGTCAGGGGTGACTTGATTCGCAACCCCTAAAATGCGCTTTTATGAAAAGGGGGCGATTTAATCCCTTTATATGGGGAAAGGGGAAAAGGGGGCGATTTAATGGGAAAGGGATATTGCGAATCAAGTCAAAGATGACTTAGAAAGAGATACGGGCGAAACAGCCCGCAACACTTGAAAGGGATTTACCCAATGTCGAACGTAGTTACCCTGCCCCGCGCCCCGCGCAGCAAACGCCCCGAGAGCTATGATGTGCGCGTGTTTGATCACGTCTTGCCCCTGCCCCTGTCAGGGATTGAGACAATGCTGAGCTTGCATGAAGATGACGCTGACGCGCTTGCATATCTCGACGCAATCCCGCCCGTTCAACGGGCATGGGTGTATCGCGAATTGGGGGCGTAATCATGCAAGCTATCACCCGTTTCATCGCTATTTTGCTTTGCAGCATAATCGCAGTAATCTTCGCAGATGCAGCGCAGAAAACGCTTTTGGGGCTAGAATCGCAAACTAGCGTTACTACCCGATATTGACGCCCTGTTGCCCGAATGTCACTGTGACATTCGGGCGACAGTCGATCAAGGGGGCGCCTAGCCTCCTCCAAGCCCCGCAGGGGCTTTGCCGCGCCTTGCCGCGGCATTTTTTGCTGCCTTTCCTCTCCTTTTCCGCGCCGTTCCTAGGCAAAGCGCTCGCCTTTCTCCGAGCCTTTCCTAAGCCTCGCCACGGGGCTAGCCTTTCCCGCAGCCTTTCCTAGAGCCCGCCACGGGGCTAGCCTTTCCCTAATATGGACGCGGGGCTCGCCTTTCCCTTTAGAGGAAGATCTTCAAATGCGGGACAAAGAGCATCCATGTCTCAGCGATTGCGCGCTCTTGCATCTCTTTGTCCTCCCAGATCGTCAGACAGTCCATATACGAGGGTCCAGCGATCGACATGATCAGAATGCCCTCGTCCATGAATGACATGCAGTCAACGCCCTCCACAGTCGTCTCAGCGACATTGGGCAGCTCGCCTTGCCATTCAAACATCTTTGAGGGGTTCTCGCTTATCGCCTTCTCGATCTTCTCGATCTGCGCGTCTGTGGGCGTCACCTTGCAAACAATCGCTTCGCCCGAGCAGTCACATACTTCCAGTTCGATCTTCATGGGTAATCCCTTTCTCTGTTGATGCCCCAATGTCCCGCGCAGGGTTAGGCAGCGCAACAGTCCCGGGGCGCCATGGCCGAAACGCCATGGACCCGCCATGGCCGCGTTTAGGAGAAGACCATGGCCTGATCTCCATGGACCTGCCATGGCCGCGTTTAGGCAAACGCCATGGTAGCTTTGCCATGGCCGTGCCATGGAAGACCCCTTCTAGGCAAAAAGCCCGCCTTTCTCTTGGGCGGGCTTTCGGGGTTTATCGCCCGAAATACCCGAGCACATAGGCGTGATCCCTGTCGCTCAAGGCAGTCACAGTGCAGCGCCCATCGACTTCTTCCCCGATCTCTAGGAACGACAGCGACCCGTCGTAATAGGCAGCATAGCGGGTTTCGCGCCCCTGTTTCTCACTGTAGTCAACAAGGGCGACATGGGGCATTAGGTGCATCATCTGCGTCAGTTCGATGACTTGCTCTTTGCTCAAGGTGCAATCGTCGCGCTGATTTTCGATGACGTAGGCGTAGGGTGTGTGAAACTGATCGACGTTGGGCACGGGGTTCGCTTTAAGGAAGTCGATCTGTGCGTCTGTGATAACTGCATATTGCATGGGTAATCCCTTTCAGTTGCTACACCCCCGTTGTGGGGGTGCAGACTAGGTGGGTCAAAGGGTGAAGGGCACCTTAAACTCCCGCGTATTCAGTCACCATGAACCCCGAGAGGGCTTTGATCGCATCAGGCATGTTGCTGTGCTCTTCTGCGTTGAGGCACATTCCCTCGCGCCCGTGATTGAAGGTGACAACGTGATAGGAGGGCGACCCGTTGCTGCCCGTGTCGATGATGGCGTGTTCGTTGTCGCCCTCAAAAGCTGCCATGATGACGCTTTCTGCCTGAAGCTTGAGACACTCGCTTTTGAACTTGTATGCCATGGGTAATCCCTTTCTGTTGCTCTACAGCCCTTATCACCCCTCAATAGCGGCAGATCACCCCAAAACAGCTGCCAACGCGCAATAATCTTTCGCCTAGCAACCCTTTGATTTCATTGAAGGCGAGATCAATCGCCTCCGGGGTGAGATTAAGCTCCAAGCCAAAACTGCGCAAGATTATTACCATGGCAGCTCCATGGCTATATCTAGGCCCAAACCCCGCCTTTCCCTCGCCTTTCTCGACCGACCCGAGGCTGAAAGGGGAAGTACCTCGGGTCGGGAGTTCTGAGAGGGGAGCAGGAACCCCTCTCAGTGTTCTAGGTCAGAACCCGTATAGGGCGTCGATCACGTCTTCAGGCTGATCCCCGCCCTCAGAGCAGTTGAAACGGAAGACATCGCTCGCCATTCCCGCGATCAGCGTATCAACGCGCATGGCTTCTTCAGGCGTCAGCGTCATAGAAGACAGATGGAAACCCAGCTCAGACAGCGTGGGCTCATGCCCAAAGGCGCTGCACACAGCGTCATATTCAACGGCGTGATCAGGGTTGGTGAACAGCGCCCGGAGCTTGTCATGCAAAGGCGCACTCTCTTGTTTGTGCAGTATAACCCGCGCATTGCTGTCGTCGATTGCGGACTGAATGCTTGCTGCGTGGGCGTTGCGGATGATCTTGTCTGCTTCGTTCATAAGCTGTTATCCCTTTCATGTTGTTGCACCCCCTTTGTGGGGGTGCAGTTATGGCAGATCAAGCGGGTTGTGGGGCCAAGCCCACACGCTTGATTGCCTTGTCATAGTTGTCATTCACGACCCGCCGCAGATCAATCATGTCACAGCCCTTACCTTGGGAGTGCTGCATGATGTAGACGCGCTCTGCCAACAGAAAGCAGCTACGCGCAATGCGCTCCAACAACTGATCCCGCGACAGTCCATGATTGCGCTTCACGCTGCCATCGTTGTTCTCGTATGTACCAACGATCTCATTGATCTCACGCTGAAGACCATTGATGCGGGCAAGTGCCAATTCAGGGTCGCCCTTCGCTGTGCGATACGCCATCCCTGTGTCTACGACCGCTCTGATGTCTGCCACACTGAATGTGATGGGCGTCTTGGGGGTGTTCTTTGCCATTGAGCTTTCCCTTTCATGCTTGAACAAACCCACAATCACCCCGCAGAGCTGGACAGTCAACGATGACTTGTCGCCATGGTCACGGCAACACGCCAACGCCATGGCACGTCCATGGCACGTCCATGGTGGGGCCATGGTCGAGATGGACTGGCGATGGCTTGGAAGTGGCGCGGATAGTTCAGGCGGTGGCAAGGCTGGGATTGGTGGTTTGGTTAGGCGCAGGCCCACTTATCGGCGTCTTATAGGGAGAGTTTCTAGGCACAAAGCTCTCCTTTCCCTACCGTACATGTGTCTATAGGCAAAAACCCCTCCTTTCCCCTATAGGCAGATCAGTCTCCTTTCCCGTATGTCCTCCCTTCTATCCCTCTATAGTCTCACCCCTGACCTTTCCCTATCCGAGAGCATCATAGCCTTGTGTGTATAGGCTTTTCCCTTTCCTTTCCCTACTGGCGTTCCCGAGGGTGGCTGTGCTCTTGGTCGTGCTCTTGTCGGGTCGAAAGTTCGAGGTCTGTTTGTCTTACGTTTCAGGATTGGTTTGATCGTTGCTCCGAGGGTTCTTGGCGCTGCGGGGTCTGATGGGCTTGCGGGTAGTTTTCCTCTGGGGTTGGGATTGATTGCGGGTTGCGCGGGCTTTGTTGGGGTTAGGCGTTGCGTGCGCTGCGCTGTGAGGGG